GACATGATTCTTGAACTGCGTAAGCGAGGTATCACAGTTCAGCCGCCCGAAATGTCGAGTATCATTCGCGGGGTCTATACCTATCCAAAGGCGAAGCGAGTCCTCGATGAATGTGACAGAATCCTCACTGAACTTGAAGCTCACTGATTCACAGGTGAGCGACCTCGCAAGACCACTTATGGGGATTTTGGAGCAGTTCTACCAAGACCCTAAAAACGAGGAGGACTACCAAAAATGGCTACTGAGTGTAGAAGAACTAAACGAGTCAACAAACAGAGACTCGTAAGATTATTAACCGTTATCGCTGTGTCGATTGCTACTGCCTTTACGATTGGCAGACTGACCGCCCCTACGAAAACCGATACGGTGACGGTCACGAAAACAGTTGAAGTCCCTGTTTATAGCACAGATAAACTCCCGGAGACATCGGATATTTTCTATTTTGATGTACCTCTCTCACATAGCTTGCAGAGATATATCTATGAAATCTGTGCCGATGAGAATGTACCCGTAACGCTCGTGTACGCAATGATTGAGCATGAGAGTCAATTTAATCCCGAAATTGTAAGTAAAACGGACGATTACGGACTCATGCAAATCAATGAGGTCAACCACACATGGCTCAACGAGGAGTATCGGTGTGCGGATATGCTTGACCCGTATCAGAATGTGTTCTGTGGCGTGAAAATCATTGGGGAGTATGTCAATCGCTATGACGGAGACCTAACAAAAGCTCTGATGGCTTACAACATGGGTGACTACGGTGCGCGAAAAGCATGGGAGAACGGAGTCAAGGAAATTACCTATTCCAACACGATTCTCGGTCTCATGCAAAACTACGAGGAGGTGCTTCAAAATGCAAAGAGTAATTGAACTGTTGGATAAAAAAGTTGAAACCTTGTTCAATCGACAGGATTTTGAATATCTGCTCGAACGGTACATGGGTTATGAAGCGGTTCAATATTTCCGCGATATGATTGAGGAAATCGAGGATTCCTACAACAGACAGATTGATGAGCTTACCGTACAGAACGAAAACCTCCGTGAAAAGTTAGAGGACATTCGGGAGGTGTGCCGTGAGTAATAAGAAAATCGGTAATGGCTTTGAAGCGGAGTTCTGCGAAAAGCTGTTCCAAAACGGTTATTGGGTTCACAATCTCTCACAGAACGCGGCAGGGCAACCCGCAGATGTTGTTGCAGTGAAAAACGGTGTTCCGTACCTCATTGACTGCAAGGTCTGTTCCGGCAAGGTATTCAGTGTATCTCGCATTGAGGACAATCAGCGAATGGCTATGACACTGTGGCGGGAATGTCTTAACGGCGAGGGGTGGTTTGCGGTGAAGTTCGGAGAAAACATTTACATGATTACTCTGAGCAGACTCGACAGCATGGTTTCAAAAAACTTGCCGGAGGAGCTGTTCCAACGCTTTGCGCTGACATTTGAGGAATGGTTGGTGGCAGACAAATGAATGTAACTGTATCAAATGTCCTCACCATCGAGAACCCTACGCAGGACACATTGGTATGGTGCAAGAGAAACCTTGTGATTACGAACCCCGAATATGCCAAGAAAGCCCGTATGCACTTTTGGCTTGGAAATACACCTCCAACGCTGACCTTGTATGAACGGCGCGGAGATACATTGATTCTCCCATTCGGAACACTCCGAAATCTGCCGGACTGTATTGCACAGGAAAGTACCTTTCAGAGCGCGTTCTCAGACCCTGTGAGCGTTTCTTACGGTGGGGTGGATATTCCGCTCTACGATTATCAAAAGACCGCTGTGGACGCACTGTACGCCGCGAAATACGGTATCTTGCAAAGCGCGGCGGGCAGCGGAAAAACGCAGATGGGGATTGCTCTTGTGAAGCGTTTCGGAAAACGCGCCTTATGGCTCACCCACACACTTGACCTGTTACGGCAGAGTAAGACCCGTGCAGAACTGTATATGGACTCTGACCTTATCGGGACTATCACAGAGGGAAAGGTCAATATCGGTAAGGGTATCACATTCGCTACTATCCAAACGATGTGCAAACTCGACCTCACACAATACAAGGACTTTTTCGATGTGATTATCGTGGACGAGTGCCACCGCGTTGCGGGTACACCCACCACCATGACGCAGTTCTATAAGGCTCTGAATAACCTGTCAGCCCGACATAAAATCGGTCTCTCGGCTACGGTACACCGCTCTGATGGAATGATTGAAGCCACCTATGCCCTACTCGGTCATGTGGTCTACACCGTTCCCGATGAAGCTGTAGGAGACAAAATCATGCAGGTCGGTATTACACCTGTCGGAACAGGGGTGGAACTCAGTCGTGAATGTCTGAACTCAGACGGTACGCTGAATTACACCAAGCTCATTTCCTATCTGTGCAACGATAATCACCGTGTCGCGTTCATAGCGTCATGGATTGTGGCAGAGTCCGAACATTCCTGTCTTATCCTGTCTGACAGACTGGAACACCTTGAGCGGCTTATGAACGCTCTCCCTCGGAGCATGAGGGAAAATGCCGTAATGGTGAGCGGCAATATGACAACAAAAAAAGGAAAGGCTGAACGAGAACTTGCTATTGAGGATATGCGAAGCGGTAAAAAGAAGTACCTGTTCGCTACTTACTCCCTCGCAAAAGAGGGGTTGGATATTCCTCGGTTGGAGCGGTTGTTCTTGGCAACACCCAAGAACGATTACGCGGTTATCACACAGAGTATCGGCAGAATCGCCCGTACCTTTGCAGGTAAAGAGGACGCTATCGCCTATGACTTTGTAGATAACATTCCATATCTCGTGAAGTCCTATAAAAAGCGGTGTACGACCTACCGAAAGAACGGGTGTTACTTCCGCTATACGGAGGGAGAGTGAGAAATGACAATTAAACCTATAACTTTTCGCACGGCGTGTGATTTTATCGCTCTCCATCATCGACATCACAAACCCACGGTCGGTTGCAAGTTCAGCATTGGTTTGTATGAAGAAAATGCGCTAATCGGAGTAGCCGTATGTGGGAGACCAGTAAGCAGACATCTTGACGATGGACTAACCTGCGAAATCAACAGGTTGTGTGTGGTAGACGGTCATTACAATGCCTGTTCAATGCTTTACGGCGCGTGTTGCAGAATCGCAAAAGAAATGGGGTATGAAAAAGTGATTACCTACATTCTCAAATCTGAAAACGGAGCGTCCCTAAAGGCAAGTAATTTTGTTTGTGATGGAGAAGCCGGAGGAACACATTGGACGGGCGTTCGTGACAAGGGACAGCAACTCCCCTCCGAAATGAAAACCCGTTGGAGTAGGAGGTTACGGAAATGAGACTGATTGTATACGATGTTGAGGTTTTTGCCTTTGACTGGATTGTAGTGTTCAAAGATGTAGAAACGGGAACGCATACGGTCATTCACAACGATAGCGAAGCTCTCCGGGAGTGCCTGTCCGATGATGGTATCTATGTTGGATTTAACTCCAAGCATTACGACCAGTTCATCATTAAAGCCGCCGCAAATGACTTTACCCCGCAGGAGATTAAACAGCTCAATAATTTCCTCATCGGCGGCGGTCGCGGTTGGGAATACGCTCCCCTCAAGGCATTTTATTTCCGTTTCAACAATGTGGATATTCGAGACGATGTTCAGTTGGGTCTATCCCTCAAGGCTATTGAGGGTCACATGGGAATGGATATTCAAGAGACGGAGGTATCGTTCGACCTCGACAGACCGCTTACGGAGGACGAGCTACAACAGACCGTTCATTACTGTAAGCACGATGTAGACGCTACTCACGAGCTGATGAAGCTCCGTGCGGATTACCTCAAAACCAAGAAAAACCTCGGAAAACGAGCGGGGATTGATGAGGTGCGGTCTCTCGCCGCGACCAACGCTAAGTTGACTGCAATGATGTTACGCGCAGAGCGTAAGGAATGGGACGATGGACGAGAGTATGTTTACCCCGAAAACCTTGATATTGCCGTTATCCCGAAACCCGTCTTGGATTTCTTTGAAACAATCCATGATATGTCAATTCCCGATGAGGTTCTGTTCAAGACCTCGTTTGAGATTGAGATTGGCGGTATGCCTTGCAAATACGCTTGGGGCGGCGTTCACGGTAGTTTGACAGGTTATTACGAGGAAGCAACAGAGGACAGGGTTATCCAAAACCGTGATGTTTCAAGTCTGTACCCCTCGCTGATTGAGATTTACAAGTATCTCTCCCGCAATGTCCCCGACCCGGAACTGTTCTACGCTATCAAGCGTGACCGCATACAGGCGAAGCACAACGGCGATAAGCAGACTGCAAAGGACTTGAAGCTACCACTTAACACGGTATCGGGCGCACAGGAGAATCGTTACAACGACCTGTATGACCCCCTCCCGACCCGCTCTCTGCGTATATCGGGACAGCTTTTCCTCACGGTTCTTACCATGCGCCTGTTGAACGCCTGTAAGACCATCAAGCTACTTAACCTCAACACCGATGGTCTGATGTACTCTATCGACAAATCGGAACTCGCGCTTGTAGACGAAATCGCTCATGCGTGGGAAGCCGAAACCAAGTTCGAGCTTGAGGTCGATGATGTGCAAAAGGTTTGGATTAAAGATGTGAACAACCTCTTGATGATTAAGACCGATGGCGAGGTCAAGACCGTTGGTGGGTATCTGAACTACGGTGTGTCCGTAAAGGGCGCGTGGGCGATAAACAACAATATGGTTATCGTCAAGAAAGCTCTCATCGAGTATTTCGTCCACGGTACACCCGTTGAGGAAACAATTAACGGCAGTACGGATATTTTCGACTTCCAGTTGATAGCCAAAGCGGGTGCAAAATACCGCGAAGCCTATCACATTGTCGATGGTGAGCAAGTCCCGGTACAGAAAGTAAACCGTGTATATGCCACGGCTAATGAGCGATACGGGAAGCTGTTCAAGGTCAAAGCTGAGACGGACGCTACTGCGAAAATCGAAATGCTCCCCGACCACTGTATCATCGACAACGACAATCATCTAACCATAGACGATGTAGACAGAACATTCTATATCGAAATGGCAAAAAAGAGAATCAATGATTTCTTGGGTATCAAACCCGAAAAGAAAAAAGGAGGAAAACGAAAAATGGCAACTACCGCAAAAAAGGAGACCGTTACACTGAATGTCTATCAGAAATTGCTCAAGGCAAGGGAAATGTTCCTGCAAGCTGATGTGCAGAAGACGGGTAAGAATATGCACCTGTCATTCAAGTATTTCGAGCTTGACGATATTGTTCCTACCGCCACCCGCATTTTCAGTGAGGTCGGTCTTATCCCTATCGTGAACTTCACTTCCGATGTGGCAACGATGAAGATTGTCAACATCGACAATCCCGATGAGGAGTATATCCCGTTCGTTGCTCCGTTCAATCAGATTGCCCCGATTATCAGCAACGCGGGAAAACAGGCTACCAATGAAATGCAAGCTCTTGGTTCTTCTATCACCTATATGCGCCGCTATCTGTATATGATTGCGCTCGACATTTGCGAGAGCGACAGCATTGACAGCGACATCGGTAAGCCCACCCCCGCTCCCGTATCTGCTCTGAAAGCCCCTCCTGCTACTCCCGAACAGCGACAGGAAGTAAAGCAGGAACTCACCGCCCCGCAGGACAACGCTACGCCGTTGCAGATTAAGGGTCTCAAGGCAGTGCTGAAAAAGCTCAAGGACGCTGACCCGACTAAGGAAGAAATGATTGCTCAGATTGCGGTGCAGACAGAGGGCTTTACCTCTATCAGCAAATCCGATTGCGAGACGCTGATTCAGAAAATCACCGCTATGCTTGAGGGAGGTAACGAATAATGGAATGGCTTGAAAGCAGACAGCTCAAGATTGCGCCACCGAAGCGCACGAAGAAAATTACAGGTACGCGCTTTGCTACAATCCTCGGTCTGAACCCGTGGTCTACGCCGTTTGAAATGTGGCTTGCGATTACCAAGACATACGAAATCCCGTTTGAGGACACTATCTACACAAAGGCAGGTAAGGCAATCGAACCCAAACAGGCAGAGTACATGAAGAAGTCCTACGGTATGGACATCATTACTCCGACCGACCGTTACGGTGAGGATTATTTCAAATCCACTTGGGGCGATTTCTTCCCCGAAAGCAAACATCTTGGCGGTATGTGGGACTACCTCGGCGTTGATGAGAACGGCGTTGTAGACACGGTTCTTGAAATGAAGACCACCAAGCGTATCGAGGACTGGCAGAATGACGCTCCCGAATATTACGCTCTGCAAGCCGCCCTCTACGCTTACCTGCTCGGTGTGGACAATGTGATTATGGTCGCGTCTTTCCTTGAAGAAAAGGACTACGCTGACCCCACGAAGTACACTCCGAACATCAAGAATACCATTACGGTGGAGTTCAAGGTGAGTGAGCGTTACCCCGATTTCGAGGACAGAATCAAGTTCGTTGAAAACTGGTGGGCTGAGTATGTGGACAGAGGTATTTCCCCGGTCTATGACGAGAAAAGGGACGCTGAACTGCTTGCGGCTCTGCGTACTCACAGCCTCGCACCCGACACCGACATCAACGCCCTTATCACCGAAGCGGAAAGTCTCAAGAGCGAAATCGACAAGACCACCGCTACTATCGCTGATAAGGAAAAGCGGCTCGGTGAAATCAACAACATCATCAAGGAACACGCTATGGGGCAGTTCCGTGACGGTGATAAAAAGGTTGAAATCAAGGGTGCGACCTACACTTGGTCGGTGTCTCGCTCGGAAACCACGACCATCGACAAAAAGGCTCTCGAAGCTGACGGTCTGCTCGACAAATATCAGAAGAAATCTGAACAATACCGCATGACGGTGAAATAAGGAGGATAAAGACAATGAAATTTAAGAAATTCGTAAAATCCCTCGGAGCTGATGGTATTCTCTATGTTCGTGAAAATGGAGACCGTTGGTTGTCCTCCGGCTCTATCTTTATGAAAGTCCCGGAAGACATTCGCACTGTAACAGCTTGTGATAGCGCGAGTATGCTCTCTCTCATCGAAAACATCATCAATTACGACACCTTTTCTCAGCCTTGTGGACTGGTCGAAGCGGTCATGCCTGTTGCTGATGGTGTAATCAAGGACTGTGTGCGTATCTTTGCCACTGAAAACGGAATTGATAAGACCGCTATCTGCAATGATGGCTATGCTCTTATCGAGCGTGGTGACATTGTGGAAATGTTCGTGGACGAGGAGATTTCCGCATTGGTTATCAAGAGACCTGTAGACTTCGTGGACGAGGAAATTGTCGGAGTCATTCTCCGCACCGAATATTAAGGAGGGTAAATAACATGGCAAGAATCCCTATGACGAGTGGTTTCACTCTTATCCCGGAGGGAACTTATGTGTTCCGCATTTATGATGTGTCCTATGATGAGGAGTTTGGCAAGATTGAGATTAAGCTCGTCAACGCGGCGGGTATGACTCAGACCGAACGCTTCACCATCAAGGACAAGAACGATGAACCGAACGAAAAGGCTCTGAACGCTTTCTCTTATTTCGCCAAGACCGCTATGGGTGATTACACCCTTGAGGACATTGACCCGATGGAGCTTATCGACCATTTCATCGAAGCAGAGGTCGTTCACACCAAGCTCCCGTCCAATAAAGACCCGAACAAGACGGTCACTTTTGCAAATCTCGGTGATAAAGCTCCCGCTGAGTATTTTGATACCGAACCCGTGTCCCGTGCGCTGACGCTCGGCAAGGACAAGAACGCCGCTCCTGCCCCTCAGAAACAGGCTACTGCTCCCGCTCCTGCCGCACCGAAAAAGGGTCTTGACCTTGACGCACTGCTCGGAGGTTGATGGGTATGGGGAGCGAAAGCTCCCCTCCCTCTAAAGGAGGTGTCATAAATGGAATTACAGGATAGCGGAAACCGCAGAGCGTTCGAGTCCGGCGCAGTACGCGATATTTGCGAGGGTAAAGGCAGGTGCGACCTGCTTCCGCTTGATATTGTCGCTGACATTATGGACGATGAAATCCTTTGTTACATCGACCAGTATGTTCGCTCCGGCAACAGAACCTCTCTTGTAAAGGCAATCAAGTCTTTTTCAGAAGCTCGATACGGGACTCTCAACACAGCTATGTTGGAGGTCTCCAAACATTATGAGGACGGTTGCAACAAATATGGTGAGCGGAATTGGCAAAAGGGTATCCCCCTCCACTGTTATATCGACAGTGGTGTACGCCACTACATCAAGTTCACCCGTGGTGACGATGATGAACCCCACGACAGAGCGTTCCTGTGGAATATGCTCGGTGCGTTGTGGACGCAGAATTATCACCCCGAATGTTGCGACCTACCATTCACTGAGGAGGTGCAGAAATGACCGATAAAGAACGCCTTGACCTTATGATGGCAACCAACCTTTCCGAAATCGTCAAGGAGGATTTTCTCAAATGGCTTGCGGAAAACGGATTTTTCACCGCCACAGCGAACACCAAGTACCACGGTAATTACGAGGGCGGTTTGTTCGACCATTCCTTTATGGTGATGAACCTGCTCGTGGAGCTGTCAGCGGCGAACGGTCTCAAGTGGAAACGCCCCGCGAGTCCGTTCCTCGTGGGTATGTTCCACGACCTGTGCAAAATCGACCAGTACCGCATTGACAACAGCACTCCGTACACCGTGGGTGAACCTACTCGATACGAGTATAACCCCAATACGATGTATAAGGGGCATGGTGATAAGTCCATTATCCTGCTCTCTCAGTTTGCCACGCTGACCGATGAGGAGACCGCCTGTATTCGATACCACATGGGTGCATTTACTGAGAAAGAAGAATGGCGGGATTACACTCGCGCCGTACACACTTTCCCGAATGTCCTGTGGACGCACCAAGCAGATATGCTTGCGTCTCATGTGGTAGGGATTTGACGATGGCGGTATTCAAGAGAGCGAACGGTCACATTTTCGGCGTTCAATTCTCTGCCAAGGAGCAGAAAGCGATTGACGCTGAAATCCTCCGACAGTGCGCGGAGTACGACAAGAAAAATGCTAACGAGGTGGACGCGGTTATTCTGTGGCTACTTCACGAAAAGTTTGGGTTCGGTAAAAAGCGGCTGAGAGCGTTTTACGATTCCTTTTCCACTGAGCTTGACGCACTGGTTAAGCGGTATGAAATGGGAGATGAGGACAAAGCGTGGCTCTGCTCCCGAAAACTGAAAGATTACGGAATTGACATTTCCGAATGGAATAAGGAGGAAAAGAAATGAGTTACAAGCTCAAGACTGCAAACGGTAAGGTTGCGTTCCTGCTCAAGACGGGTAAGGATTTTGTGAAAAATCAGATGGCGGTTGCTTCCGCACAGCACATTATCGACACTGGTGAAGTCAAAAAGTCCGATATTGAGGGCTACCCCATCAATGTGGACGATAAGTGGTACTTTGCCGGAGAGGTGTTCAAGAAGTCCGCTTCCCGTAAAACGGAGGGCGTTGCGGAATGAGAACATTTTACTCCGAATATGTCCAACACTGTATGCGTTTCTACGCTCGTCACACTAACCCGAAGTTCCGCAGTGACGCGGATAAAAAGAACTGGTTCGCCTGTGACAGCGCATTGAAAGGCTTTACGGACAAGGAACAGGAAATGCTCCTTACTATCTACCGCGAGGGAGATACGATTCCCGATAATATCTATAACCTGTCCGTGTCGTTGGAGATTAAACAGGATATTCTTTGGAAGCTCGTGAATGAGCTTGAACGCAAAGTTGCGAAAAGGAGGGGACTTGTGTGACCTGCTACGAGAACATACCTACAGAACTGAAAAAACTGAATCAGTGGGTTTGTACTCGTGGGGATAGTAAAGTCCCGATGAAAGCATGGGAGAATGAAGCCGCGTCCTCCGTCAACCCGCAAACATGGGCTGATTTTGATACCGCGCACAAATCCGTGTTAGAGGGTCACTATGATTACTGCGGGTTCGTGTTCAACGACAACGGACTTGTAGGTGTGGACATTGACGCGGGATATGACGAGGACGGGTTTCTCTCTCAGCTTGCCGCTGACATTATCGGGAAATGCCAAAGCTATACGGAGAAATCCAAGAGCGGACGCGGCTTTCATATCCTGCTCAGAGGTGACTTGCCCTTTAAGGGCAAGAACAACCTTGCAGGTGTGGAGATTTACAAGTCCTCCCGATACTTCATTATGACCGGCGATACGCTCCTCTATCGCACCATCGAAGAAAATCAGAGTGCGATTGAGTACATTGTCGAGAAGTATTTTCCCGATACCCGACAGGAGAAAGAGACTCCGACCTTTGGTGGTCGTATCTACTGCCCGATATGGGAAATGCCCGAAAACAATCGTATCAAGCTCCGTCCTGTTTATCCCCGCATACCGAACGGAAGCCGAAATATCTGTTTAACCTCCCTTGCGGGTATGCTTCACAATCAAGGGTACAGTAAGCAACAGATATATGACGAACTGCTCTACTGCAACACAGTTGCCTGTGACCCTCCCCTCGATAGAGGTGAGATACAGACAATCTGTAACAGTGTGACACGGTACAAACGATGAAATACGAACCATACCACGCGCTTATAAACGCGATTATTCTGCAAGCGGTCAAGGATTACCGCACAGCGTTGGACAATGGGAACACCTCCGGCATAAAGGAATGTGAGCGGTTCTTCCGCTCCGATTGGTTTACTTTTCTCACCGATGTTGACGGAGAAATCATTATCCGGCAGGTTCAGAGGGAGATAACACGAAAAAGATAAATAATTGCACAAATGATGTTGACAGATAATCTTTTTCGTGTTATACTCCAATCGTAAAGAGACAAGAAGTAGTCTCAATAAGATTAAGGAGGTTTATAAAATGACTGAGTATTACCGTGGGGACATTTTCCACATAACGCCATTTTATACGGTCACTGGCTCTGAGCAGAGAGCGGGGAGACCCGGCGTGATTGTGTCGAATGACGCAAACAACAAGTATTCCCCGAATGTGGAGATTGTATTTCTGACCTCACAGAAAAAGAAACCGCTCCCCACCCATGTCCCTGTGATGTGCCGTGTTCCGTCCACTGCCCTCTGCGAGAATATTCAGACGGTATCAAAAGACAGGCTCTCCACATTCATTAAGTCTTGTACCACGAAAGAGCTGAAAAACATCGACAACGCTCTGTTGGTATCCCTTGGTATCAGCGACTCCTCGCCCGTTGGGGGGGATTGAGGAAACCGCGCCGCAGGAAAGCTCACAAGCAGAGGTGGAGCGAGACCTTTACAAGTCTCTATACGAGCAAATTCTTGATAAATTGATGGGAGGAAACAACCGATGATTAAAGTAGAAAACATCGACACTTGGGGGTTTGAACACGCTATCCGTGGTATGAGAAACCCCTTGAACAGTTGGTCGAGGTCGGATAGCTCATTCGAGGATTATGTCCCCGATTACGCTATGGACACAGCACGAACCTATCCCTGCGTAAAAATCGGGGAGAATGACCTCAAGCTCATGCGTCAGCTTTATGTCGGCGGTCAGCCGCATAGAAAGTACCTTAGACAGATTTTCGCAGTCATGGACATCACTGCTCCGCTCTATTGGTGGAAAGAGTTTGACACCTATAAGGTCGGTACGACCGCCAACTCCTGTTCTACCATGCACAAAATCGCCGCAAAAGAGTTCACGCTCTCTGATTTCAGCACCGAACATCTTGTCGGAAAATCCGTTGCCGCTTTGCGGAATGTTCTCGATGTGATGAACCTCGAACGGGAGCATTACCTCGTCACAAAGGACAAGGACTGTTGGTGGCAGATGATTCAGCTCCTCCCGTCCAGTTACAATCAGCGGCGCACGGTCACTATGAACTATGAAAATGTGATGAATATGCTCGACTACCGCGAGGGTCACAAACTGGACGAGTGGCGGGAGTTCTGCAAAATTCTGAAACAATTACCGTATGTGGAGGTGATTAGAGATGGCAGGTGACAGAGAACTTTTTGAACTGAGCAACGGCAGGTGCATTATGGACGAAGACCTGTCCGACAAAATGTATATTATCAAGTCCTATCACCCCGAACGGGCAGACGAAACCTCCTCCGGCTTTGAGTGGTCTGAAATGGGTATGGCAAACCTGTTCGGTATGCTCTACAACCGAGAAGCGCGGTACTGCACCGAACACAAGAGTTGGTACACCTACTTTGAGGGAGCATGGCGTAAGGACGAGGGTGCAATCCTTGTCTCCGAGAAAATCAAGGACTTTGTTCGCTTGATGATTCTCTACTGTGGCGAGATTACGGACGATGATACCCGCAAGGCGTACACCTCGTTCGTGAACAAGATGGGTGACAGGCGTATGCGCGACCGAATACTCAAGGACGCAACGGGTGAACTCCGCATTTCTGCTACGGATTTCGACTCCAACCCCTACCTCATCAACTGTCTCAACGGTACTTACTCTTTGGAGGACTACTCGTTCCGTGAACCACGGTGGGACGATTTCCTCACAATGCAGACCCGTTTCCGGCACACTGTACGCCGTGATGTAAAGTGTGAGCGGTGGGAGCGGTTTATTGATGAGGTCACACAGGGCGATAAGGATAAAGCCGACTTCCTGCAACGCGCCCTTGGGTACTCCATGCTTGGCATGAGCAACGAGGAGTGTATGTTTATCCTCCACGGCAAAACAACCCGCAACGGCAAGTCTACTCTGCTCAACACCATTGAGTATATGCTTGGGGATTACGCAAAGGTTGCCCCTGTCGGTATGATTTGCCGAGGTGACAGACAGAAAGACGCGGAAGCCGCTTCCCCTACCCTTGCCGGACTGAAAGGCAAGCGGTTTGTTACGATGAGCGAGAGCAACGAGTACGGCAAACTGGACGAGGAGAAAATCAAACAGCTTACAGGCGGCGAGGAAATCTCCGCTCGTGCGCTCTATCAGACCGCTATCACATATCGCCCTCAATTTACCCTGTGGCTCTCCTGTAACGACCTGCCGATGGTTACAGACAAGTCCCTGTTCGCTTCTCAGCGTATCAAGGTGATTGAGTTCAATCGGCACTTTACGCCGGAGGAGCAAGACACTCACCTCAAGGACGAACTGACCTCCATGGAAGCTATGAGCGGCATTTTCATGTGGCTTGTGCGTGGGTATATCAAGTACAAGGAAAACGGTCTCACAATGTCCAAGAGCTTGTCTGAGGTGGTCGAACGGTACGAGCGGGACAACGACCTTGTGTTGCAGTTCCTTGAAAATCGCTGTGTACGACTGACCGACTACTCTGACAACAGGACTGACGCTAAGAACAATATTATCAAGGCGAAAGACCTGTATCAAGCGTTCAAGCTGTGGGCGAAGTCTGAGGGTGCGTATGTGTTGTCGGCGCGGAAGTTCAACGCCGAGATGGAACGCCACCCCGAATGGTTTGACCGCAAATCAACATCGAGCGGATTTATGATTTATTGGGGCTTGAAGCTCAAGGAGGTAGTATAAATGAACGCTTCTTGCTTAGACGAGAAAGGACGCTTTAAGTCCTGCCCGTACAGAGTATATACCGATGAGCATAAGGCGATTTTAAGAGGACAGGGTGATTTTACCTCACAGTGTTTTTACCCGTGCATTGGCGAGGAGTGCATTGCATACCATGTTGGCGTTTGCCTACGCCTTGCCGCCGCACTAAAGGAGGTCAAATAATGCCAAGAGTGCTGACAGTGGACGGTAGTGTGAAAATCGGAGCATACCGTTTTCCCGACAGAAAGAAACCATGTCTCTGTGTTGAGAAAGGAAATGTCTGTACTGTGTATGGGTCTTTCATCGACCTTGACAGAGCGAACGAGTTTATGAACGAGCTTGCCGCCCTTGTAGGTGCGGTAAATGATAAGGAGGGCTTGGAATGAAAGACCTTAAAAACTGGACTGAGGTAACGAGAGGACTTTACCGTTATGTGATTGCCGCCAAAGTCTGTTATGAGCTTCATATTCTGCATTGGGACTTTGAGACAGATATTCTCACAGCAAAAGCGTCTGTGTATCTTGTGGGAAATTGGGTGCAGTCAAACGGTAACTCTTTCTTTGAGCGTGAACCCATCTTGACAGAACAGCCCGTATTTGAGTGTCTTGAAGCCGCTGAAAAAGACAATGCTGAGAACAATCAGTAAGGGAGGTATGACAATGTTCATTTGGCTCACAAGTCCCACCATCGGGCAGGTGCTTGTAAATCTCAACCTTGTTACCGCTGTCACCTGCGTACAGGGCAAGAACACCGTTTGTTTCACAGGCGGCGAGGAGGATTATATCGTGGTTACGGAGTCCGTTGAGGACATCTATGAGCGGATTCAGTCCGCAGAAAAGAGGTACAGAAAATGACAATTCCCGAAAAGCTGAAAATTGGCGCAAAGGTCTATGGTGTAGAAATTACGAACAAGCTCGACCTTGGTAATGTGAATTACTCCGGCGAAATCTCCTACACCGACTTGGTTATCCGTATCTGTCCGAACGCACAGGCGAAAATGGAAGCTGACTTTCTTCACGAAATGATTCACGGTATGCTCGACCATCTTGGTTATACCGAACACGATGAGAAAAAGGTGGACGAGCTTGCGAATGTGCTTCACATGGTTATACTGGATAATCCCGCCGTGTTCACGCCTGTTAAGGAGGGACAGCACGAAAATGTTTGCGATTCAGAATCAGAGGACAGGTAAGTTTCTTTATGGCACAGACTACCGTTACAATCCTCCTCGACAGCGAACGAGCTTCAATGAAATGCGTACCTACTCAGATTTGAGATATGCCGTAGTTGACTACAATAGTCGCAGGTGTGGGAAAGACTATCGTATTGTGGTTCTCAAATCGGTAGAGGTCAAGCGAGTTATCGACTATGACTGTGAGGAGGATTACGCATGGAAATGAGAAAATGCGGTGTTCTCGCTTTCTGCTTGGTGGTATTACTTGGTACTACCGCCTGTTCCGCAGGGCGGGACATCAGCCCAACTTACCCACGAATAGAGTACCGCAACAGCTCCTACAATCTCGACCCGTACAACCGCGAAATCCCTATCGAGAGCGGCTATGTACTGGACGAAGCACACTCGTATGATGTGGTGGAAACCGAGGACGGGTACGACATTGTTCTCCATTTCGTGAAAGGCGGTGAGACCGATGGAAATGAAAATGCTGACTGAGCTTTCGGGTATGCTTGAGGACATAAATCCCGTGGAAATCACTTCTCACATATTGGACGGAACGCTCATGTCGTGGCTTGCGAGTTGGAAAATGAAGTCTCAAATGTTGGTGGCTTTCCTGCTCGAAAATGAAAAAGCTCGATTATCCGAATTGGATTGAAAAATAATCCTAAACGACATTAGGGAGATAATCCTAATCGGATTGGAAAATAATCTTTTTGACTTTTGGATTTTCAGACCGAAATCGGACGGGTGCAGACAAAAGAGATAATTTCTTATCTGAATTAGATACCGATGTTTTTGGGCGGTTGTCTTAATCGGATTGAGAAATAATCTTGTTCGGATTGAATTGAGGTTTTTCAAGTAGTCAAAGTAGTTGTTTTTAAGGTTTTGCGTATAACTTCCTCTATATAGGAAAATCCCTACTATAAGAAGTTACACGCAAAAACCGATTTTTAACTACTTAGACTACTTTTACCCAAGAAGAATAAGAAGAAAAGAGGACTCTCCGGCTTGGAAAGAGGACTCTCCGGCTTGGAAAGAGGACCCTCGTGCGACTATACGACTTTACGGAGGTGCATTGGAAAATGGCAGTGAAAAAAGAGCAGAAAGATGTGCAGGTGATTAAGAAAAAGCCCCGTGGTGGAAACTCGCCTGTCATTGGTGATAACGGGCTTATGCTCGAAGCGGGAGATAATACGAAGATTATGAGTATCAATATAGCACTGTTCAATATGCAGGATATTGATATGGAAGATGTGAACGCAGTCACTCAGAGATTGGGTGAATATTTTGCGTTGTATGAGAAAGCTGACTTGAAACCGACCGTTGCGGGAATGGCTATCGCGCTGAACGGAATGAGCAGACAGACATTGACAGCAATCGCGCATGATAGACCGACTGGAAGTGCAGGATATAAAACAGCATTGCCGCGAGAGGTAGCCGACTCCATTAAAAAGGCGTATAAAATGTTGGAAAATATGTGGGAAACCTACATGAACAGTGGCAAAATTAACCCCGTCAGCGGTATCTTCCTTGGCAAGAACAACTACGGCTACCAAGACAAGACCGAGTATGTAGTGACTCCCAACGTCCAGCAAGACAACTATGACCCAGACTCTATCCGTCAGCGTTACCTTATCGACTCTGCCAACGACTCTGACGAAGAAAACGACTAACGACTATCGACTATCGACTATGAAATCGCCGCCATCGGCTGTCCCGGCTCTGTTCCGGGTCGGCTGGTGGCGGTCTTTTTGTGCGGATTTTTTCGGGATTCCGGGCGGTTTTCTGCCGTTGGTATTAACACTTTAGCGTGATAAAGCAAAATTGCACCTCCGGCGGCGGTTTTCCGGGTTCATACCTTATTATATAAGGAAGGAAAAATTTTATCCGAAAAAGATAATTTTTTCTCCGAAAAGGGTTGACAATTCGCAAAAGACGAATTATAATGTAATCAGAAACAGACAAGAACCAATCCGAAACGGATAATTTCAAAGGAGGAAAACCCCATGAAAAAATATTTTGCAGTATCGTTCAAGTATTCCGAAAGCGTGTATTGCTCCAACATTGCACACGCTGAGACCGCCGAAGCCGTCAACGCTCATTATTCAAAATATGAGTGGGTCAGCGTCAGAGAGTGCGAAGATTACGAAGTAGAAACAGCTCGCCGAAAGGGTATGCCGATTGTCGAAATCGAAACCCCGGAAGCAGTCACCGAAGAACCCGAACAGAAAGAGGAGGAAACCGAAATGAAAGAATTTGCAATGATTGAAAAGAGAATCACCGAAGAAGCCGAGAAGAACACCGCCGACACAGTTTTCTATATCGAAAACGGATATTTCCCGACATGGGCAGAGGAACACCGCACAGACCCCGACAGAGGTTTGAAAGCCAACAGCACCGAGACCCGAAGGAAGCAGTACCAAGCCGGAACAATCAGCCGAGAAAAGGCGGTCGAGCTTGCCACCAAGAGAGCAACAAAGGAAATCGAGAAGAAGACCGCCGCAAAGCTGGCACAGCTTGACCGGGTAGCCAATGCGCCCGACCTCACTTTCATTTCCGTTTCCGTTGATTGGGTGCGCTCTCGCACTTGGGGCTATAACCCTCATGTCGAAGTGAGAACCAACACCGGGACATATTACGGAACGGCGAGCGGTTGCGGCTATGATAAAGAATCCGCCGCCATTGCGGACGCTTTCAATAAGTGCGACAGCATTTTGAAAGCCCTGTACCAGCTCAAGGAAAACGGCTTGAGAGCTGGAAAGACGGACGCAAGCAAAACAGCTTGCACAGGTGTAGACAATCGGAATATTTGCGGTTATGGTTCTGGCTATTCCGTTTTACCGTATTTCGAGGGCGGTGTGGGTGCTTCTTGCTTTTGGTCTATTCTGAAAGATTGCGGATATAAGACCAGCGGACACCACACCAAACACAGCGATTTTTACACCATCGAAAAGGGGGTCGCATGATGATTCGATTTACAAGCGGGGATTTGCGCCGCCTTGCGGACGCAATCGACGACCGGGAAAAATACGGCAATATGTGCGGTGTGGTGTATCTCTCCATAAAGGAACACCCAAACGGGCGAAAGTTCGCAGAGTTCGAACAGCCTTGCGCCTATGCCGAATGTAACAGCAATTTCTACAGATTCGAGGAGGTAAAACAATGAACATCAACGAGACAATGCGAGAGCTGGCGCAATATACCCGGCTACAGGAGGAAGCCGCCGCAATGGTGGAAGCCCTCAAAGACCAGTTAAAGCAGTACATGAACGAAAACCAGCTTGAAACGCTGGCAGGGGACGAACACAAAGCCACCTATAAAACGGTGACAAGCTCCCGAATTGACACCGCCGCATTGAAGAAGGGACACCCGGACATTGCGACACAGTACACCAAGACCACCGAAACAAAGCGTTTCACTTTTGCGTGAGGAGGTGTCAAAAATGTTCGTTCTCGTTTGCTTGATTCTGTTTCCCTTCGTGCTACTTGGCGAAATCTTGAAACAGTCGAAATAAAGCCAACACAGACAGCCCCGGAAGCGTTCCGGGGCTTTTCTTTGTGCTGGTGGTGTTCCTGTATTGGCGGCGGTGTTCTTCCCTCTGTGCGGCTCTCTGTGGCTCTGCTGGTGTGGTGTCTGCTCCTGCTGTCCTGCTGTCGTTGGGGTGTAGTTTATTGACAGGGGCGCGGGGCGCGTTCAATAGGGTTGCTTTTCGCGTTTTGGCGGTACTGTCACGGGCGCGAAATGCTATTGACAGCGGACGCGGGACGGCGTGAGGGCATACCCCCGGAGGGGGAACGCGCCCCGCCGCCGTGCCGGGAGGGAGTACGGCGAGTAGCCGAAAATTTCAAAAAGAATAAAAAGGACTATAAATTATCTTTTTCGTATTGACATTCATCTTCTCTTGTGCTACACTAATCTCACAAACAAAAGGAGGACGCGCTATGGTACGCAATAATATTGAACTCGATGTAAAGGTTAAGTGTGTGGAACAAGGTATCACACAGCTTGCCGTTGCGGAGAAAGTTGGGACTACAGGTCAGTATGTCAACAGAATCGTCAAGAAGAAAGACGGGATTATGAACAAGACTTTCGTGGAAATCATGGAAGCCCTTGGGTATGACATTGAGTTGACCTATATCCCGCGAGAAAAGTAAATCGGAGGTGGGTACATGAGGGTCGGTTATGTACGAGTCAGCACCGCAGAACAAAATCCGGCGAGACAAGTAGAGCTTATGAAGTCCCTTGGTGTGGAGAAAGTCTTTCTCGACAAAATCAGTGGGAAGAACACGGACAGACCGCAGTTCAATGAAATGCTGTCGTTTCTCCGTGATGGTGATACTCTATATGTGGAGTCATTTTCAAGACTCTCCCGTAGCACCAAAGACCTGCTGAATACGGTAAGTGTCCTGTCCACCCGTGGCGTTCAGCTTGTGTCGGACAAAGAGAAAGTGGACACCAATACTCCCCAAGGGCGGTTTATGCTGACGGTATTTGCGGCGTTGTCGGAGTTGGAGCGAGAGAATATCCTTGAAAGACAGCGCGAGGGCATTGAGATTGCCAAGGCAGAGGGCAAGTACAAGGGGCGCAAGCCGATTGCAGTGACGGACAGATTTCTCGGTGCGGCTCGGAGTTGGCAGGAGGGGTCTCTCCCGCTGAAAGACGCTATCGAGCAGTCGGGACTGTCGGAGTCCACATTCTTTCGTAAGTGCAAACAGCAAGGGATAAGGAGGGTCGGTGTATGAAAAAGCTGATTTTGGCATTATGTATGGTCGTAATGGTGTTCGCGTTGGTCGGTTGCGGTCAGAAAGAACCCGTTGCGGAAAAGACGGACGCTGAAAAGTTCGCAGAAGAAAACAGTATTTCGGTGGAACTGGCGCAGGACATTGAGAACGCCTTGTCGCAGACCGATGTGCCGCCCTCTCTGAACAAGCTCAATGAGTGGAAACAGATTGAGGATTACGCAGACGGTCAGAGATACACGGGTTGGATTTACTCCAATGTGCAGGAGAAATACTACTACATGGTGTTCTATGTAAAGGACGATACAGTTGAGAGTATTCGAGACCAAAAGAACGGACTTGAATATCTGTATCAGAAAACAGAATGACGATTGATGATTACGGCGCATGATTGCGATTGAGGTTTCGACCTCGACCAGTCATGCGCTTTTCTTTTTGCAGGAGGTAAACATGGAAAAGCTACTTTCAAAAATTCTTGAAAAAATAAAAAAGGACTCTTACCTCTTTCAGACTTGGGAAGACCTGCTCTATATGAGCAAGGAAGCTATGAAAGAGGATATTCCGCTTGGGGTAAAGTATCTCAAGCTATTGTCGGCTGAGTGCGAGAAAGCTATCAGCGACCCACTCTCCTCTGAGGAGGAAGTCAAGGAACTGTACGGACTACACAAGCGTGTCCTGCTTGCCGCCGCTCGGTATGATTTTGACAGTTACCTGCTCTATGTGGAGTGGAACAGAGAACCGAAAAAGAAGTTCTACCCGCCGCGCCGCAAGGTGCTGAAACAGGTGGTGGACGCACTACAGGAGCTTGCAGACGATAAACTGGACTTGCTTGCGGTCAGTCTGCCGCCCGGTAGCGGTAAGACCACCCTTGCTATCTTCTACCTTACTTGGCTCGGTGGTAGGGTTCCGAACGAACCAATGTTGACAGGCTCTCACTCCAACTCATTCGTGCGTGGAGTGTATGATGAGTGTCTGCGTATCTTTGACGCGAATGGTGATTACCTGTGGCATGATGTGTTCCCCGAAATACAGGTATCGAACACCAATGCCAAGGACTGTCGTATCGACCTCGACAAGAGACAGCGTTTTGAGACCTTGGAGTTCACCTCCATCGGGACAGGCAACGCGGGTTTATATCGTGCGGCTACCCTCCTCTACTGTGACGATTTGGTGTCCGGCATTGAGGTTGCACTCTCCAAGGAACGACTGGACAAGCTGTGGGAGACCTATACAACGGACTTGAGACAGCGTAAAATCGGAGACCACTGTAAGGAACTCCATATCGCTACCCGATGGTCGGTGCATGATGTTATCGGTCGATTGGAGCGGGAGTATATGGACGGCGACAGGGCTAAATTCATCGTTGTTCCCGCTATGGACGAAAACGATGAGTCCAACTTTGACTATGCCTACGGGGTCGGGTTCTCTACCAAGTTCTACCGTGAACAGCGCGGTATTATGGACGATGTTTCGTGGAGGGCGTTGTATATGAACGAACCGATTGAGCGTGAGGGCTTGGTCTATTCGCCGGACGAGCTACGCCGATACTTTGACCTGCCGAAAGAGGGCGCGGACGCGGTTATCGGTATCTGCGATACCAAGGACAGGGGGTCGGACTACGCTTTCCTACCCGTGGCGTATGTGTACGGACAGGACTACTATATTGACGATTGTGTATGCGACAACGGACTGCCGAACATCGTGGACGCTCGGTTGGTGGAAATCCTTGTACGGGATAAGGTCAAGTCCTGCCGTTTTGAGTCCAACTCCGCAGGTCGGCGCGTGGCTGAGAAGATACAGGAGGAGGTCAAAAAGAAAAACGGCATTACACATATCACGACCAAGTTCACTACCGCCAACAAGGAGACGAAAATCATCGTCAACAGCGCATGGGTCAAAGAGCATTGTCTGTTCAAGGACGCTTCCCTCTATCAGAGAAAGTCGGACTACGGTAAGATGATGGATATGCTTTGCTCCTATACTGTCGCAGGTAAGAATAAGCACGATGATGTACCCGATGGAATGGCTATGCTTGCCGAATACGCGCAATCTTTGAGCGGTCAGAAAGTTGAGGTATTCAAACGACCTTGGTAATTCACAATTTCAACAGAGTTTTCCACATATAATTCGTAAAATAAGAACACTAACATTGACTTTTACGAATTAGTATGCTATAATTGTAAGTGTAGAAATAGATTATTTTGAGTGGCGCATGATTGCGCGGGAACGAAAGTTCTCGGCGGTCGTGCGCCATTTTACTTTTTCAGAGAGGAGGGACAAATGTGGGAAATGTAATCGACACTTCCAAGCCCGTGGCAGAGACTCGTCAGATGTTCGGGCGAAGAGTTATCAAGAGTAGCGTCACCGAAATCACAGATGAAAATGTCGTGGAAGTGTTGCTCAAGGCATTGTCCATTCACGCTCTGAACCGCTCTGAGATTGATTACCTGTGGGACTACTACAAGGGTAAGCAACCGATTTTGAACCGCACCAAGGAGGTACGCCCGGAAATCTGCAATCGTATTGTAGAAAATCGTGCCAACGAGATTGTGTCCTTTAAGGTCGGGTATCTGTGCGGAGAACCTATCCAGTATGTCGGCAAGAGCGGCGAGGAGTCCGTTACGGCGGCGATTACCCGCTTGAATGAGCTGATGTTTGCAGAGGATAAAGCGTCCCAAGACCAAGAAATCGTGGAATGGCAGATGATTTGCGGAACAGCGTTCCGACTGGTTCTGCCGGACGCGAGGGGCGAGGAAGACGAGTCCCCGTTTGAACTGTATACACTCGACCCGCGAGACACCTTTGTTGTGTATTCCAATGAAATCGGCAATAAGCCGCTTATGGCAGTGAAGTACAGCAAGGACGATAACGAGATTACCCGCTACTCCATTTACACGGAGAACCGCTACTATCTTGTGGAGGACAGTATTCTGAAAGAGTCCACTCCTCACGCGCTGAACATGATTCCTATTTTTGAGTACCCGGCGAATAATGCTCGGCTCGGCTCGTTTGAGATTGTTCTTCCCCTCCTCGATACGATGAACAATATCACCTCCAACCGCATGGACGGTGTTGAGCAGGTGGTACAGGCGTTTATCAAGTTCATCAACTGTGACATCACCAAAGAGGAGTACGAGGAGTTTCTTACCCTCGGTGCAATCAAGGTGAAATCTGTGGACGGTGCGAACGCCGATGTAGGGGTTGTCACGACCGACCTCAATCAGACACAGACACAGACCTTGAAAGAGGATTGCTACAATTCCATTCTCACAATTTGCGGTATGCCGAACCGTAACGGTGGTAGCTCCACGAGCGATACTGGCGCGGCGGTACTTCTGCGAGACGGTTGGTCTCTTGCCGAAGCGAGGGCAAAGGACAGCGAGAATATGTTCAAAAAGGCTGAGAAGAAAATGCTCAAGCTCGTGTTGCGTATTTGCCGTGAGCTAAGTGATTTCGATATTGCCCTCAAGGACATTGAGTTGCAGTTCACCCGCCGTAATTACGAGAACATTCAGAGCAAGTCGCAGGTGCTTACGACCATGCTCGATAACCCGAAAATCCACCCGCTTCTCGCTTTCCAACATTCCGGCTTGTTCATCGACCCCGAACGCGCTTACGCAATGAGTGTGAAGTATTACGAGCAGGAACAGGCGAAAGTGATTGAGCAGAAGCCTGTAGAAAATCCGAACCCCGATGGGGACGATAAATGATTTTAGGCGGCATTGACCGTTTGAGATAGTCAGAGAAGACTTTAATCGCAAATAGGTAGAGAAACCTTAAATCGCACCATAACGGGAGAGAACCCGTAAAAACGCAAGGAGGAATATTTTATGGCAAAGATTGATGTAAGCAAAATTGAGGGTTACGCCGAAATGTCCGCAGAGGATAAGCTCAAGGCTTTGGAAGCATTTGACATTCCCGACCCCGATTATTCCGGCTATGTGGATAAGAAGCTGTTTGATAAGACTGCTTCCGAACTGGCTGAGAAGAAAAAGGAACTGAGGGATAAGCTCTCTGAGGACGAAGCCGCCAAACTGAAAGAAAAGGAGGAGCGTGATGAGCTTGAGGAAAAGTACAACAAGCTCCTGCGTGAGAGCGCGGTCTCCAAGAACAAGGCGAAATTGGTCGCGCTTGGCTATGAGGAAAGTTTGGCTGATGAGACAGCGGAAGCTATGGCAGACGGCAATTTGGAAAAGGTCTTTGCCAATCAGAAGAAGCACCTCTCGTCCTTTGAAAAGAGGATTCGTGCGGAAGCTCTGAAAGATACTCCGAAACCTACTCCCGATGGGGACAGCAAGACTATGACATTGGAAAAGCTCCGCAAAATGTCCCCCGAAGACCGTCTCAAGTTTTCGCAGGAACACGCGGAGGAATATAAAGAACTTTACACAGGAGGTAAAGAATAATGGCTCATACGATTTACGATAATTTCTACCTCTCCAACGAGGTTGAAGACCAGTATAACTCCCACCTCGACCTGCAACAGTTCTGCACGGTTGATAATTCACTGGTGGGTACGGCGGGTATGCTCCGCAAAATCAACCGCTATAAGGCTACCAACGGTACTCAGAAGCTCGGTATGGGTGAGGGCAATACTCAGTCCATCGAGGTTTCCTACACCCCGGAAGAATACCGTATTCTGCTTGCTCAGAACCGTTTCGAGTATTATGACGAGCAGGAAATGACCGACCCCATGCTCGTTCCCGTGGGCGTTCGCCACATGGGTACGGATATGTTCAACACGGTCAATGCGGACATCTTCGCTGAGTTCAACAAGGCAACGCAGGTGGTTGTCACTACCGCACTGGACTTTGACTGCTTTGCAGACGCTCAGTCCGTGCTGAATCTTGAGAACCTTGAGGGTGTGTCCATCTTTGCGTTCGTCTGCCCTGCTGATGTGGCTACTCTGCGTAAGGCACTGAAAGACACTTTGCAGTATGTCGAAGCGTTCGCCAAGATTGGCTATATCGGCACTGTGGCAGGTGTGAACATCTACACCAAGAAAGACGCTGTGTCCGGCACTATCATCATGGGTACTCGTGAAGCTGTCACCCTGTTCAACAAAAAGGGTGTCGAGGTCGAGACTCCTCCTCGCGATTCCAGTGACGCGAACACTCGTAAGAACACCATCATCAGCCGCAAGTATTATCTCCCCGCGCTGACGGACGAGACCAAGTGCGTGAAGATTTTCAAGGGTACGGCTACCCTGTCCACCGATACTACCGCGTCCAAGAATAAGACTTACTACGAGAAAGTCGGCAACGGCTATATCGCGGTGACTCCTGTCACTGGCGATAGTCCTAAGGACAAGGGTTGGTACACGATTGCTTGATGAAACGGAGGTGGACAACATGACTGACGCTGAAAAACTGGCGGCTCTGAAAGCTATAGTCGGTACTTCTGACACGGACGAAGTGTTGTCCACCTATCTCAAGCTGTCGGGCAACAAAATCATCACTAAGGCTTTTCCGTATGATGATACTGTGACCGAAGTACCTGCTAAGTACGATTATCTCCAAGTTGAGATTGCCGCCTATATGCTGAACAAGCGTGGCGCGGAGGGTCAGACCTCCCACACGGAGAACGGCATTACGAGACAGTATGAGAATGCCGATGTTCCCTCGTCCATGCTCAAGGCGGTCACTCCACATTGCGGGGTGATTCGATGAGGTGCATGAACCGAAATAAGGTGAAGTTTTACTACGCTCTCTACAAGGGCAGAGAACCTATCCTTAACGAACAGGGCAGAAAAACAGGTCAGTACAAGGTCATTCACGGTAATCCCATCGAGGGACACGCTAATATCTCAGCCGCAAAAGGCGAGACGCAGACACGGCAGTTTGGCGAAAATGAGTCTTACGACAAGGTAGTTGTGATGGATTTCATTACGCCGCCCATTGACGAGTATTCCGTCTTATGGGTCGATACTCTGCCGACACTCAATGCGGACGGTTCACTCAAGGTCAATGGCGCAGGTGAGATAATCACCCCTCACGATTATGTAGTGAAAAAGGTCGCAAAGAGTTTGAACAGCGTGTCAATCGCCATAAGCAAGGTGACGGTCAGTGGGTAAAAAAATTATTCGATTTGGGCTGTCTGCGCGTGACATTGACAGGGCAATGCGGGAACTGGAACAGTATAAGCAGGACATTATCCGTAAGACCGACCTCTTACGAGAGCGGGTAGCGGAACGGCTTGCAGAACTGTCACGGGACGGATTTGCGGGAGCTGTCGTTGATGATTTACTGAAAGGCGGTCAGCGTACCGCACAGGTCGATGTGAGTATCGACCAACGCGACAATATCACTCTCGTTATTGCGCGAGGTGAGGACGCAGTTTGGGTCGAGTTCGGCGCAGGTGTTCATTACAACGGCTCGGCGGGTACTTCTCCTCACCCGAAAGGGTCAGAGTTGGGGTTCACCATTGGCGGCTACGGCAAGGGCATGGGTAAGAAAGATGTGTGGGGGTTCTATGAGGACGGTAAATTACGCTTGACTCACGGCGCACCTGCTACCATGCCGATGTATAACGCCGTAAAAACCGTTTGTGATGAAATCGCAGAGATAGCGAGGGAGGTGTTTCAATGATTGACATGGAGGACGATATTTTTGACGAAGTATCGGAAAAGGTTTATGCGGCGTTCGAGAAGAAATGTCCCGACCTGCTCATTATGAGCGAATATGTCAAGTCACCCTCCTCGTTTCCTTTTATCTCTATTGTCGAGATAGACAACGCCACATTTCGCAACTCTCAGACCACGGAGGGACGCGAAAATCATGTGGCTGTGACCTACGAGGTGAATGTCTATTCCAATAAGACATCGGGTAAGAAAGCGGAGTGCAAGGCACTGGCGGCGTTCGTTGACGAACTGCTTTTGGGACTGAACTTCACCCGGACAATGCTTGAACCCGTACCAAACCAAGATGAAGCGACCATTTATCGTATGCTCGGACGCTACCGGGCAGTAATATCCAAAAATAAAACAATTTACAGGAGGTAAAAACCATGGCTATTTCCACCTATAAGATTTTCCTTATGAAGAAAGCCACCGCAGGTGAAACCTACGAAAAGGTTATCGACATTAAGGATTTCCCCGACCTCGGCGGTGCGCCGGAGATGTTGGAGACCACTACCCTGTCTGACAAAATGCAGACCTATATCCCCGGTATCCAGTCCCTTGACGCGCTTGAGTTCACCGCGAACTATACCAAGGCTGACTTTACCAAGCTCAAGGCTCTTGAGGGTAAGGAGGAGTCTTATGCTGTGTGGTTTGGCGGCGAGGAGACTGGCGGCACTTTGACCCCCACTGGCTCTGACGGCAAGTTCGAGTTCAAGGGTCAGCTTTCCGCGTTCCCTGTCGGCGGCGGCGTGAACGAGGTCGTTGATATGACCGTCACTATCGCACCGTCCACCCCTATCACTGTGGCAGAGTAAAAGAAAATTTAGGAGGACAGAACAATGAGTAAACAGTTGACTTTCACTTTCGAGGATAAGGAATACACCCTCGAATACACCCGTAGAACCGTTGCGGAAATGGAAAAAAAGGGTTTTATCGCGTCTGAAATCACCGAAAAGCCCATGAGTACCCTCCCGGCACTGTTCGCAGGTGCGTTCCTCGCTCACCATCGTTTTGTGAAGCAGGACACCATTGACACAATCTATTCTAAGCTCACCAAGAAAGAGGAGCTTATCGGTAAGTTGGCAGAAATGTATAACGAACCGATTATGACCCTCGTTGAAGAACCCGAAGAAAGCAAGGGAAACTTGAACTGGACAGCGACTTGGTGAGTGACCCGCTGTCCTCCACTGAGGGGAGTGGTGGTGTTACTGCCACTGCTCCCCTCCACTCTTACGGAGAGAAATTCGAGGAGCTTTTTCCGTACTATCTGTCTCTCGGCATGACCGAAGAACAGTATTGGGATAAGGATTGCCGACTGGTGATTTTCTATCGGAAAGCGGAAGAACTCCGAACGAGCAGAAAAAACCAAGAAATGTGGCTACAGGGTGCGTATTTCTACGAAGCTCTGTCCCGTGTGTCACCTCTGCTCCATGCTTTTGCCAAAAAGGGTACGAAACCTGCTCCGTACTTGTCAGAACCGTTCGCTATTACGGAAAAACAGGCTGAGTATCAGCAGGAAGAAAAGGACAGGAAAATCTACGATAAGGGCAAAGCACTTATTGAGGGCTTTATGGCAAAGCACAACAAGAAATTTGAAGGGAAGTGAGAACCGTGTCTACTACAATCGAGCAGTTAGAACTTGAAGTACAATCGAGTGCCACATCAGCAGTGGCACAATTAGACGCGCTTGCTTCTTCTTTGGGTAAAGTAAAATCCGCCACCAAAGGTGGAGTCGGTCTTACCGCTGTGGCAAAACAGCTTACCACGCTGAACACCGCACTGAACAGTATCAGCTCCACCAACGCAGATAATCTGAACAAGATGGCACAGGGCTTACAGGCACTTTCCTCTTGCGGAAACCTCAAGCTCTCGTCCTCTGTGGCTAATCAGATTTCCAACCTTGGAACGGCGGTGCGGTCTCTAAATGGGACTGATTTTTCCTCGCTTGGTCGGCTCGCAGACGCGCTTACTCCGCTTTCCACCATCGGCAAGTCGAACCTCAACAGCTTTATCTCTCAGCTACAGAGATTGCCGCAAGCGGTACAGGGTCTCAACGGAGTGGACATCGGCGGGTTGGGAACACAGATTTCCGAACTGGTATCTGCCCTTTCTCCGCTCTCTCAAATGGGTAAGAACAATCTCACCTCGTTTGTGACTCAACTTGGTAAAATCCCCGCTCTCATGCAGTCTCTAAAGACGGTAAACATTGGGGAACTTGCGTCACAAGTTCAACAGTTGGCAGACGCTTTCGCTCCTCTCGCTACGCAAATGCAAGCCATTTCGAGCGGTTTTGCGGCGTTTCCGGCAAGAATCCAAAAGCTGATTACCAGTACAAACAATCTGTCGAAGTCGAACGACAAAGCGTCCGCAAGCTATGTGAACCTCGCCGCGAAAATCGGTATCGCAGTGGTAGCGGTCAAAAAAGCCGCTTCCGTACTGGCAGGATTTATCAATAAGTCCAATCAGTATGTCGAAGATTTGAACTTGTTTACCGCGTCTATGGGCGAATATGCAAGTGCGGCACAGGAGTACGCAGAGCGCGTCAGCGAAATCGTTGGTATCGACCCCGCCGAATGGTTGAGAAACCAAGGCGTATTTATGACGATTACCAAGGGTTTCGGTGTGGCAAGTGATAGGGCGTACACGATGAGTCGAAACTTGACTCAGCTTGGGTATGACATTTCCTCGTTCTTTAACATTCCGTTCGAGGAAGCGTTCCAAAAGTTACAGTCGGGTATTGCGGGTGAGCTTGAACCGCTCCGTAGACTCGGTTATGACCTGTCTGTGGCTCGTCTACAGCAGGAAGCATACACCCTCGGTATCGAAAAGAAAGTCTCGGCTATGACACAGGCTGAGAAAGCGGAGTTGCGTTACTACGCGATTATGACGCAGGTAACGACCGCACAGGGTGATATGGCGAGAACGCTGAACGCTCCTGCGAACCAACTCCGCGTCCTGCAAGCGCAGGTAACTCAGTGCGCCCGTGCAATCGGTAATATCTTTATCCCCGCTCTGAACGCTATCCTGCCGTATGCGATTGCCGTAGCAAAGGTCATTCGGCTTATCGCAAATGCCATTGCAAGTCTGTTCGGATTTGCACTGCCGGAAATTGATTACAGCGGTATCGGCGCAACTGTCGGTGGAGTCGCTGACAGTACACAGGACATCGGAGACGGTCTCGGTGACGCTACCAAAAAGGCAAAAGAGCTGAAAAACGCTCTGCTTGGTATTGATGAACTGAACATTATCTCTCCTCCCGAAGATACAAGCGGGAGCGGTGCAGGTGGTATCGGTGACATTGGAGGTGGCGGTCTTGGTTTCGACCTACCGACCTACGATTTCCTTGACGGTGCTATCAGTTCAAAGGTCGATGAGATTGTTCAGAAAATGAAAGAATGGCTCGGTCTGAACAAGGAAATCGACTCGTGGGCTGACCTGTTTGATACCCGCCTTGGAAAAATCCTGTTGACGGTGGGAGCTATCGGTGCAGGTCTCGCGGCGTGGAAAATCGCAAAGAGTGTTGCCGATTTCGTGAAGTATATTACCTCGTTCAAGGGATTCGGTGCAGGTTGGGCGGGACTCGGCGCGCTTGGGCTGTTGTCCGACCTCAATGAGTTCATCGGATATTTCCAAGACTTCCTTGAGAACGGCGCAACATTCCAAAATGTTGTCGGTATGATTAGTGAGTTCACAGGTGCAATCGGTGACTGCTTGATTATCCTCGGTAATCTCAAGATTGGCGGTGCGCTCAAGGTCGTACAGGGTATCGGTGAAATTGCTGTTGCAATCAAAGATATTTCCGAAAGCGGTGTAAATTGGGACAATGCCAATACCGCTATCAGAGGTCTCACCAATATCGCAATCGGTATCGGCGTGTTTACGGGCAACCTCAAGGTGGCGGCATGGGGACTGGCTATCCAAGGCTTTACCTCCATCGTCACGGAGATTGGCGCGAATTGGGACGCAATCAAACAAGGCGATTGGAGTGGTGTGGATAAGGTGACGCTGATTATCGGCGCACTGGAAGTTCTCGGCGGTCTCGCTATGGCGTTAGATGTGTTCTCCAAGCTCAAGGAGGTCGCTACTATCGGTAAGGCTTCCGAAGCAGTCACGACCGTTGCAACAGCAACAGAAACCCTCGATACCACGGTCAGTACAAAGCTGTCCCCGAACCTCACTTCCCTTGCAAAGAACCTCGGTTTGGGTATCGTAATTGTCGCAGAAGTCGCGGCGGCGGCACTTCTCATCACGGGAGCAATCATTCTGCTCGGTGAGGGATTAGCGCAGGTCGGTGAATCGTGGCAACCTGTTATCAATAACGGTGGCACGGTCTTAGCGGCTATGGGTATCGGTGTCGGTATTTTGGCGGCTGTCGGTATTGTGACCGCTCTGCTCGGTTCTGTCGGTACGCCGCTCATCGTGAACATTGCTCTCGGCACTGCAATCCTCGCAGAATTGGGTGTTGCAACAGGGTTGTTCCTCGTTGAGATTTGGGCTATCGGTAAGGGCTTGGACGAAATCGGGCAAGCATGGCAACCCGTTCTCGATAACGGAGAAACCATTGCAACGGCTATCGGTCTCGGTACGGCTCTGCTTGTCGGTATCGGCGTGGTGACTGCCGCTCTTGGTGCGGCTACGGTCGCAAGCGCAGGTCTGCTCCCATTGGCTATCGGACTCGGTACGGCTCTGCTTGTCGAACTGGCGGCGGCGTTCGTGTTGTTCTGTGAGAGCTTGGTCGCTACCGCAGATGAGCTTGGAAACAACCTCGCTCCTGCCCTCAACGACCTCAACGGCAAACTACCTACGCTGTCCGATAACATGAGCGATTTCGTTGACTTTATGACGGATTTCGCAGGTGAGGTCGTTCGGTACACAGAGGTTTCGGCTATCGCCGGACTGAACGCGACTATCGACACTATCATCGGTTGGTTTACGCAAGACCCTGTTGAGAAACTGGCAGACGATGTAGAGAACATCTACGACCAAACCACTACCCTCAACGAAAAGCTAAACTTGGCTGTACCCGAACTGAAAACGGCAATCGACCTGCTCAAGCAGTATAAGGGCTTCCTTACCGAAATGGAAACGCTCTGCAACAGTAATGTTGAACTGTCTACGGGTATGTTCGTAAACATGAAAGAGGTCGGTCAGAAGCTCGTGACGGGCTTTGTGGACGGCATTAAGTCCAAGTCCTCTGACTTCTCTAATGCGGCGAAAACACTGGTGGACGGGTTTAAGAACTCCCTCAATACCAACGCCGCAACCTGCAAGTCGAGCTTTATCTCTTGGGCTTCCAACCTCAAGAACTGGTTTACCTCCGCGTCCTTTGGTGCTATCAACCGCACGACCTTTGGCAACTACGCCAAGGATATTGTGAGCGGCTTCAACAACGGTATCACCAATAACTACGCTACGGCTAAGAGCGGTATGGTGTCGTTTGCGAACACGGTGAAGAACGCTTTTACGGGAATTGTCTCCTACAAGGTGTTCTATGACATTGCGAAAGATGTTATCAGCGGCTTCAACAACGGTATCAACGATTTCTACGATACGACAAGACCATATATGCGGCGTTGGGCGAATGACGCGGCGGCGGCATACAAAGCGGCGTTGGACTCCAACTCTCCGTCTAAGCGGTTTATGCGTATCGGTGAGGACACTGTTCTCGGCTACAACCTCGGTATTAGCAATCTCGGCGGTACTACAAAGGGCGTTGTGACGGATTGGGCGAACTCGTTTACAAGCGTAAGCCCGACCATGAGCTTTGCCGTAGACACCTCCGCTCTGAAATACTATAGCAGTGATTCGTTCGCGCAATCTGTTTCCGCTGATGTAGCGGCACACAGCACGGTTACTGCAACTGGCTTCAAGGAGGGCATGGAGGAGTTCTACAGAGAGTATATCGAACCTACTCTGTCTCAGATGGCAGACGATATGCGTAGACAAGCCGACAAGCAAGAACAGACCGTGGTTCAGATTGGCAACCGTGTTGTCAATGACGCGGTTACTACTCAGAAAAAAGCCAACGGCTATGTATTCGCACGATAAGGAGGGGTGAGAATGGCTTATTTGGCAATCAACGGTTATGAGCTACCTCCTCCGAAGCGAGGAGTACGCCCCACGGTGACTACTGTAGTAGACGCGGGTAGAAACGCCAACGGCTCAGTAGTCGGTCAGCGCGTGGGTCGAGACCAGTACAAGATTGACAGTCTTGAATGGTCTTGGCTCACCGCCGACCAATGGGCGCAAATATTGAGTGTGCTAAGTCATTTTTTCGTATATGTGACTTTCACCGACCCTGTGTCGAACTCCCTCAAGACCATCAAAATGTACTGCGGCGATAGAACCGCAGAACCCTATTGGGTCGATGAAAACGGGAAACCGACACACTACAGAAATTGCAAGGTAAATCTGATTGATTGCGGAGAGTAAGGAGGGGATTTTGTGCAAAAGGTTTCAAAAGCATATAAAGAGAGCATGAAATCCTCTCTCCGCGAGAGAGCGTATATTATGATTTCGTTTGGTCTGCTCAATCAAGAAGCACAAGCGAAAGCAAAGGTCGAGCAAGGTGATTTCACCTACTACTCCAACTCGACAAATATCCTGTCCGAAAAGACCGATGATACCATTTATGCTACCCTTGAGGAGAATTTTACCAAGGTTGACGGAACGATGTTCTTTCTTCCAAGGCAAAACGCTTCCAATGCTTACCTTGACACTGGTATCATCAGCGACAAGCTCCTTACACAAGCGCAGTTCGAGCTTACAATCAATCTCAATGTTCCCGCTACGGATTTCAAGGGTATTACTATCAATTTCGGTGAGAATTACCCTGTGAATTTCGATTTGGTGAGCAGTAGCGGACAGGTTGTTGAGTTTCGCAATAATACGGAGGGGCTGTTCAGTACCGAAGAAGTGCTGACGAATACGACCTCGGTGAAACTGGTCGTTTACAGTATGAAGAACCCACATAGTCGGGTGCGTATCTACTCTATCCGATTCGGTTACGGTCTTGTGTACTACAACGACTCCGTAATGGCTTCTTCTCTTGAGAGCTATGTCTCGCCCATCGGAGCAGATGTGCCGCAGATTGATTTCTCGGTACAGCTCAAGAACTACGACCACTACTTTAATGTAGATAACCCGAAATCCGCTATCAACTTCCTTGAAACAGGACAGGAAATGGAAATCTACTACGGCTATCAACTCCCTACGGGGGAGGTCGAATGGATTCGTGGAAACCGCCTGTTGTGTTCGGAGTGGGAGTCGGACGATTACACCGCCACTATCCGCTGTCAAGATGTGTTCCGCAGTATGGACGCAGAGTTCTACAGGGGACTGTACCGCAGTACAGGTAAGAGCTATTACGATTTGGCTCTTGAGGTATTGGCTGACGCGGGGCTGACAGATTACTATATCGACCCGCAGTTGAAAAATCTGAAAAGCAAAAACCCCATTCCTCGTGTTCAGCATAAGGAAGCGTTACAGATTATCGCAAACGCTTGTCGCTGTGTGCTGTCGCAGACCCGTATGGGTGGTATTCAGATTAAGTCGAACTTCATTCCCGAAGCGGCGGCAAGTGCAAATGCAGAAGCAACCTATTCCAATGTCGAAAAGATTATGGACGGTACTGCGAAAGACGAGTACGCCACCTTTGCTCAGAACTATACCACGGCAGACGGTAAGATGTTCTTTCTACCTCGCAATTTTGGAAACGCCACGCTGAATACAGGTTTTGTGTCAGCGGTGCAGTCTAAAGCGGACGGAACATTCTCCACCAACCCGGTTGTCACGCTTACACAGGAAGTTGCCTGTATGTATTATGGTGTAAAACTGGTATTCGGACACTCGATTCCGGCAGCTTTTACAATCCGAACCTACAATGACGGGACGCTCGTGACGGAGTACGAAGTAGGGTCTGACGAAATCAGCAAGAACACGGTCATTCACACGGACTTTGACGATTTCGATGTTATGAAAATCGAGTTCACAAAGACCGCCGAACCGTATAGCCGTATCGTGCTGAATAATTTCAGCTTTGGCGATATTACGGATTTCACTATGACCCGCACAGATATGACCTCCTCCCCGAAAGCTATCAAGCAGGAGCTTGTCAAGGAGATAATCGTTCCTTGCTACAGTTATCAGACGGGCAATCAGCAAGAGAACCTTGTCAGCGAAGAAGTCACGGTCACAGCGGGTGATGTAGAGACCTTTTTCGTTGGCGAACCCTCCTATGGATTTTCTGCCGCACTGGAAAACCAGTCGGGCGGCGTTTCCATCTTGGAGTCGGGCAACTACTACATCACTGTAAAATTCACTCGCACAGGTACTTTCCGCTTGGAGATTTCGGGGTATCGTTACAAAATTGTGGAGCGGTACGCCACCAAGACGCTCAACAATCGCGGTAAGACAATCAAGTGGGAAAATCCTCTCATTTCCGATATGGGAATGGCACAAGACCTCGCGGACTGGCTCGGTGACTATTATCAGTCCGGCATTGAGTATGAGTACGACACTCGCGGTAATCCCGAAATTGATGTGAACGATATTGTTTACCAAGAGAACGAGTTCCAGTCTGATATGAAAGTAAACATCTACCGCCACACCATCATTTTCAATCAGAGCTTTGCGGGTAAGGTCACGGCTCGTAGAACAGGAGGTTAACTATGGCATGGACAACACCTAAAACAGACTGGTACGGTGTCACAAACCCCTCCGATGGGGTATATACGGGAGATAGGTTCAATGCGGTCGATTTCAACCGTATCAAGAACAACCTCGCCTATCTGCGTGAGTTGGCTCTCAAGATGTACGATGAGTTCTCTATCGTCTCCCTCGGTGCTGACCGTACCTATTCAGATTACTTCTATGCTGACGAAATCAATCAGCTTGAGGAAAATCTGAAAACCATCAACAACAAAACTCTCAAGAGGTCGTATGGCAATCCTCCGACCTATGTAGCAAACGGAAACACAATGGATTTCGCAGAACTGAATCGGTTGGAACGCGCCATACTTGACCTCTATGACAGACTCACCAATGAGTCTGAGGGGAGAAGAATGTTCACTTGGAATTTTGGAATGAGAGGAGGAGACCTGTAAATGGCATGGGAACTTTTACCCGTAAATTATACGGACGCTGTGTGGAGCGGTCTAAAACGGTACAACACCATCACCAATGAGGACGGTACAGTATCGTTCCAAGATGTGACCGCTTACAGCAACAAGGAAACGTCCTTTTTTGGTGCGAGAGACGCGAACCGTATGAACGAAGCTCTCAATACCCTTATGTCGATGGTAGAAAACGGTTCTGACCTGTATGAAGCATTTCAGAATTACTTTACCGCTCAGAAAGGACTTTTTGAGGACGAAGCGAACACCAAGCAGGACGGTTTTACCGCATATATTACTGCTTTGGAAGCGGAGGGAGACAATGTAATCAACTCCCTTAAAACCGATTATCGCACGGAAATGGACACCTTTGAGAGTCAGCAACAGGCACTATTCACGACTTGGTTCGAGTTCGTCAAGAGTCAGCTCGGAGAAGATGTTGCCGGAAATCTGCAAAATCAGATTACTGCTCTCGACACCAAAACGGACGGTTTTGACCCCCGCACAACTACTTTCTCTGCCGATGGAAAGACCATCACGGAAATCGACTCGGCGGGAAATAAGAAAATCGAAACCGTGTTCACTTCCGATACAGTTATCACGCAAAAACTCTATAAGAAAGAGTCAAACGGAAGTTATTCCCTCGTAAACACTAAGACCATCACATTCAGCGCAGACGGTCTAAACATCACAGAGGAGGTAGTGTAAATGTCTTGGGCAGAAGCAAAATGGACTGTTGACAGTCTGTTGCAGAAAATCGGGCAAGCCCCGAACAACATGAGGAGCTTTGTCGCATACTCGCTCTCCGCGACCAGTATCGGCTTGAAGTTCCAAGAACCCGCCGACAGCTATGACGCGAACAACAATCTGATTTGTTCTGTGGGCGGTGTAATGATTCGCATGAGCGATACTGGTTATCCGACCAAGCCCTCTGAGGGTACGCTCGTGGTAGACAACACCAACCTCGGTGCGTATATCAACACACCCTTTACGGTGAGCGGACTCACCAAGGGAAAGAAGTATTACTTTTCGGCGTTCCCGTATTCCGTACAGGGCGTTTACAACCTGTCGAGCAATACGGCAAACAGAGCAGACGCTACCCCCGCCGCAGGTGAAATCGCTAATGTCACCATTTCTATTGACGATGATTCCGCATTTTCCAGTGTGGTAGTCACCTGTGTCGATGAAACGGAGTCTGCGTCTACACAGTCGGCAACGCTCACTAAAACGAAGAAAACGGCTTCCTTTGTCGTTCCTATCGGTCATACCTATCATATCGAGTACGGCGCGGAGGACGGGTACAGCAAGCCGGATAACACTACACCAAAGGTTTCTGTGGCAGGTACGACCTCGAACTACACGGCAACCTATTACTACTTTACGGCTACTATCGCTGTCACCTACCCCGCAGGTGCAACTTGTACCTGTGAGTGTGGCGGTACGAAGTATACTGCACCGAACACCTCCGGCAATCACACTTTCCAAGTGCATAATGTCGGCACATGGACAGTAAAGGCAGTTTCCGGCTCTGATACAGATTCTAAGTCAGTATCTATCACTTCCTCCGGGCAGTCTCGTAGCGTGGAGTTGTCGTTCGTGAAAATTTACGGTATCAGCCGTGACATTACGGCTACCTCTCCCGCTTGGGCGAGAACGGATTCTGCTGTCGGTAAGACTGCCAAAGCCACCATAGGCACAACGGCGGGTTCGAGTGACTTCAACAACTGCTATCCTTGGAGCGGCATTGTCCGTGAAACCCTGTCCACGGGTGATGTAATGGTGAAAATCCCTAAGTTTTGGTATCGCCGTTACCGTAGTGGAAATGTGGAATATCTCAAGATTGCGGATAAAGCCACAAGCGGCTTCACGCTTCACCCCGCGTTCAATCACGGCGGTGTGGCAAAGGATTATCTCTATGTGGGTGCTTATAAGACCACGAGCGGTAACAAGTCCGCTTCCGGTGTAAGTCCGTTGGTAAATCAGACGAGAGCGACCATGCGTTCCAATGCGAAAGCAAAGGGTACGGGTTGGGGCATTATCGACATTGCCGCACTCTCCGCAATTCAGATGTTGATTCTCGTGGAATTTGCCAACAACAATGTGCAGTCCGTCATTGGGCGTGGCTACTGCGACAGCAACAGCCCTGCCCTCAGTACAGGCACTTGCAATAATGTAAGTGGTCTCACGGGCAGACCTGCCGGAACAGACGGTAAGGTTGATGTGGTTTGGCGTGGTATCGAGGGTCTGTGGGGTAATGTTTGGGAATGGGTTGATGGTGTCAACTGGAACAACGGCACTTACTATGTGTGCAATGACCCGTCCAAGTACGCGGACGATACCACTACGAACTACACTGCCCTCTCCTTTAAGGGAGCAACGAACTGGTCTTCCAGTTATATCACACAGGAGGGACTTGACACTGGCAGTAATCCTCATGTCATGCTCCCGTCTGCCGCAGGTAGCGGAAGCGAAACGACCTACGATTGTGACGCTTGTTGGTCTTCTACTGGTTGGCGCGTCTTTCGACACGGCGGTGTTTGGAACTATGGCTCGAGATGTGGTCTCTTTACGGCTTATTTGTCCGATGACTCGTCCTATTCGTACTCGAGCATCGGGTCGCGCCTGCTTTATATCCCCTCCTAAGGGGGTGCGGGGGATTTTCTCCCCCGCATAAGTGGGTCGATACAAAACAGATAGAACTTCATAAGGCGAACAGTAAAAGCGCGTCTTTCAACACGGCGGTAATTGGAACAATGGCTCGAAATGTGGTCTCTTTACGGCTAATTTGAACAATGACTCGTCCAATTCGAACTCGAACATCGGGTCGCGCCTACTTTTGTTAAACAGCAGAAACCTATACAAGATACTGTATCGCCGTACCCATTGGTAAAAAATAGTTTGGAGGGATAGGGTTAGTAAGTCTCTTGAAAGCCCTATAAGAAACAAAAGCATGAAAAGAATTGGTTTCCTATACGAACGGATAGTTTCGGAAGAAAATTGCAGACTGGCTATCATCAATGCCGCAAAACATAAGAAGAAACGCAAGAATGTTATGAAAATAATAAACAATCTTGACTTTTATGTGAAAGACTTGTCTGAGCGGTTGGTTCGTTTAGATTTCACCTCTCCGTATCGGACTCGTATCATAAAGGACGGTCTGTCGGGCAAGGAGCGGGAGTTGCAGATTCCGGCGTTCTATCCCGACCAGTGCGCTCACCACGCAATCGTGCAGGTGCTACAACCGCTCATTATGAAATCCGCTTACTATTGGAGCTGTGCCAATATCCCAAACAGAGGTATTGACCGCGCCGCCAAGGGAGTGGAACGAGCGACCATGCGAGACATCAAACACGCGAAATACTGTGTGAAGATGGACATTCACAAGTTCTATCCGTCAATCCCGCATGACAAGCTAAAATCCTTTTTAAGTCGGAAAATCAAGGACAAAAAGGCACTTGGTATTATCCATTTGGTAATCGACTCATACCATAGCTCTCCCGGACATGGTATACCCATCGGAAATTATACCTCACCGTGGCTTGCGGAGTTTTATCTACAGTCGTTGGATTACTTCATCAAGCAAACCCTCGGTATACGCTATTATATCCGCTATGCCGATGATTTAGTCTTAATTGATAATAACAAGCGAAAGCTCCGAAAAGCTATGTACGCGGTTATGGAGTTTGTAGGAAAACTCGGTTTGGAGATAAAGCACGATTACCAGTTATTTCGTATTCAACGAAACTGCAAGAGCAAACAGCACCGTAGAGGGCGAAAGATTGACTTTGTAGGTCGCTGTTTCGGTATCAGAACCACGACCATACGAAAAAGACGCGCTCTCGCCCTTATGCGACAAAGCCGCCACATTCGGAAAATTCAAAAACGAAACGGAGTCGTATCGTTCCGTATGGCGGCGGGTTTCCTGTCACGGTGTTCCTGTTTCAAGCATACTGACTCGCTCGGTATGAAAAAGAAATATTACGATACAGTCAAAATCAGAAAATTAAAGGAGGTAGTCAGAAATGAGAGTAAAAGGAAATGTCTCTCCCGTAACCCTGTCGATGGAGTCTTACCTGCCGTTGGAGGGATATGTAGAGGTCAGACTGCGTGAAAACATCAAAGAAGTCACTGACATTGACCCGCAGACGGAAACCTCTGTAACCATGTTCGAGTACGATGAGTACACTTTCCTTTTGAAAGACCGTAAGGGCTTGCAAGAGGACATCGAAAGCAATCTCAACGATTGGCTTGTCACTGGCAGAACGCTTGAAGTGAATGAAAGTGCAAGCATTGTGCAGGACATGAAAGCCGCACTGGAAATTTTGGGGGTGAGAGACAATGCGTAAATGGGAAATCGCCGCTATCAAGCGCAAAATGGAAATCGACGCCGCCGATGAGAAAGCCAATGACCTTGACATTATTGTGTCTGAGATTATGAAGTTGCCATACGGTCAGCTCAAAAAGGTTCTAACCCCGGAGGTCATGGGGGTTCTCAAAAAATATGGTTACGCGGAGTGATAATTATAAGAACAGGAGAGTAAGCCGATGGTTTCTGAAAGCACACTGATTATCAGTATTGTGGGGGCGGTCTTTGCAAGCACAGGTTTTTGGGCGTTCCTCACAAGTCTTATCCAAAGCAAAAAGTCCAAAGACAGCGCAGAGGGACAAATGCTGAAAGGTCTTGGACACGACCGCATTTGCTATCTCGGTGAGTGTTATATTCAGCGCGGGTATATCACCAAAGACGAATATGAGAACCTGCATGATTATTTATACTTACCGTATAAAAAGTTGGGTGGAAACGGTACTGCCGAAAAGATTATGAAAGAGGTTGACCGTCTTTCACTCAAGGACAAGGAGGATTAACCTATGGAAGAAAAGAACACTCACGATGTAGTTACGCCCGAAATGTTGGACGAACTGAGCAACGGAAAGGGGGACGATGAAGATGAGTAACAGTCCGCTCGTGAGCTACACTCGAATTTCGCCGAACAGAGGAAACACAATCAACAAGGTATGGAAGCCGGAAAGAACACGCGCAATCGACACAATCACAATTCATTGTGTCGTAGGGCAGTGTTCCGTGGAAACCCTTGGCAATGTCTTTGCCCCGACTTCTCGACAGAAAAGCTCCAACTACGGTGTTGGGTACGATGGCAAAATCGGTATGTATGTCGAGGAAAAAGACCGCTCTTGGTGTACCTCAAGTGCGGCGAATGACAACCGCGCTATCACCATCGAGGTCGCAAGCGACACCAAACACCCCTACGCGGTCAACGACAAGGCATACGCCGCTATGCTCGACCTCGTGACCGATATTTGCCGCCGTAACGGTATCAAGAAACTGGTATGGTCTACGGACAAGAACAAGCGCATGAACCACTTGGACGGTTGTAACATGACCGTTCACAGGGATTATGCAAACAAGTCCTGCCCCGGTGATTATCTATATAACCGTCACGGGGAGATTGCCGCAGAGGTCAACAAACGGCTCGGAGCGACCGTTGACACACCTGCCAAAGAGGACAAGCCTACACCCTCTGTGACGAGTTCCGTCAAAGCAGGTGATACCGTCAAAATTCTCTCCGGCGCGACCTACTACAACGGCAAGGTAATTCCCGGTTGGGTCAAGAACAAGAAGTGGATTGTCCGTGAGGTCAGCGGTGACAGAGCGGTTATCGACAAGTCTGAGGACGGAAAGAACGCAATTTGCAGTCCTATCAACACAAAGTATCTGAGTGTTGTTTCTGCCGCTTCTACGCCCTCTCAGAGCGCGTGGACACCGCAGGTAGGGGATTATGTCTCTTTCACTGGAAAAGTTCACTACGCAAGCTCTAACAGCGACAGAGAGGTGTCCTGCAAGGGCGGTAAGGCAAAGATTACGCAAATCTACACCAAGGGCAAGCACCCGTACCATCTTGTCAATATGGGCGGCGGGTGTACGGTCTATGGTTGGGTTGACCGTAACACTTTCACAAAAGCGTAAAGGAGGTCTGACGGTATGCGGAGGGTAAAGAAAAAGCCACCGAAAGAGTTTTCAAAGAAAATTCTTATTGTGGCAGGAATTATCAATACTGTCGTTATCGTCTTTACGATGATAATGATTTGGCGTACTCTCGACCTTTCGCCGCTTGCCTACCTCATACCGTCAGTAGCCGCCGAAGTTGCCACGGGTACGGGATTTTATTACTCAAAAGCAAAGGTCGAGAACCGTATAAAGCTGATGAAGCAAAACAAAGTTACACCAAACGACACACATTTTTCCGAAAATTATTGAGGAGGTATCACCATGATTGACATTACCAATGTTGTTTCCGCAGTTATCACCCTGCTCGTAGCAGTCATTACCACTTTCCTTATCCCATATCTGAAAGAGAAAGTGGACGCTGAGAAGTTCGAGAAAATCAAGGCGTGGACAAAAGTTGCCGTTGAAGCCGCAGAAATGATTTACAACGGCGCAGGTCGCGGTGCGGAGAAGAAAGCCTATGTACTGGAATACTTGAACAGCAAGGGTTATAAGCTCGACTCCGACACCATTGACAAGCTGATTGAGTCCGCTGTCCTTGAGCTGAAAAAGGGCTGAGTCTACCCCGCCTAAGTAGTCTAAGTAGTTAAAAATCGGTTTTTGCGTAAACTTTCGCTTAATACGCGCGTACTTAGAGGAAGTTACACGCAAAACCTTAAAAACAACTACTTTGACTACTTAGACCCCTCCCGTGGCATAGAAAAAGAACGCACGATTATTGTGCGTTCTCTATCCTGTAAACAAACCCAAAAGTGTGTTTTATGAAGAACACAGAGTTCGGATTTGCACTATTTGGTGGAGCATAACACCCAATATCCGAACTCGTGAGAGTAGCGGTATTATTGCCCGAAAGATTGAATGTTAGCACAATCCGCTTTCCACCATCTTCATCGTCATACACATATACAGAGTTTACCAATGTATCAATCACGCGCCGTTGGTAATCCTCATCATCAACATTCCCGCTCTTGAACGAAGATAACCAGTATTTTATACGGTTCTCGTTCAAGAGCGGTTTTTTCATTTCCTCACGAGCGATAAGACCCTCAATATTTGACTTCTCCTGTTCCAGTTCGTCAAGGCGGTCTTTGGTAGCAGAAGTAATGATACCTTGCTCTATTGCGGAGACAAGGTTCTTTATTTTTTTCTGAACATCTTTCAGTTCTGCATTAAGACTGTCCAAGTAGGTGGTATCTGCGGATTCTTTTTCGATGATTTCCATAGCCCGTTTTGCGATAAGGGCGATATTCTCATCAGTCAACACATTCTGAACCGTATAGCGGACTACCAGTTTCTCTATCCAGTCTTTTCGTTCGGATTTCTTTTTACAAGCGTGTTCCCGCTTTGCCTTTGTGCATTTGTAGTAATAATGCACCTGCCCTGTTTTTGATGTGCCACTCTCACCGACCATCGGAGACCCGCAGTGTCCGCAGAACAGTTTGGTAGTCAGCAGATAGTTTTCGTGGGCTTTTGCTTTTGCTCGTGCTTTCCCATTGTGTTTGAGCATAGCCTGTACTTTCTCGAACAGTGGTTTGTCTATGATAGCGGGCATACCATCGGGGATAACAATGTCCATGAGTTTGTATGTGCCGATGTATTTTTCGTTTCGGAGAATGGTCTTGAGACTGTTCTTGTTAAAGGCGTTGCCTCGTGCTGTCTTATACCCCCGTTCGTTGCAGTAGTTGATGATTTTTGTAGCTGACATACCATCGGCGTAGAGCTGAAATATCTCCTGCACGATTTTCGCCCCAACAGGGTCAACGGCGTACTTCCTGTCCTCACCTACGGTATAACCAAGTAGGAGGTTTGCGCCACCCGTGGCAAGACCTTGGAGGGCATTCTCTCTGATACCGCGTTTGATGTTACGGGCAAGGTTCTCTGAGTAATACTCGGCATATCCCTCAAGGACAGACTCAAGGATAATGCCCTCCGGTGTGTCCGGCATGGGTTGTTTTGCGTAATAGACTCGTACCCCATTCTTTTTCAGTTTGGCTTTATAGATAGCAGAGTCGTATCTGTTACGGGCAAAACGGTCAAGGGTGTACATGATTACCGCTTCAAACTGTCCCTTTTCGCTGTCCTTGATGAGACGCTGAAAGCTCGGACGATTATCTGTCTTGCCGGAAAGGGCGCGGTCAATGTATTCGTTTATGATGGTAAATCCATTTTTGATGGCAAACTCGTGGCACTCTCGGAGCTGACCCTCTATGGACTCCTCTCTTTGATTGTGGCTCGAATATCGAGCATAGATTACTGCTTTCGTAGTCTCACCTCCAATTCACGCTTTCGGTAAAGTAACTCAATGGGAATGACGCGCTCAACCGATAGCGTTTGCTTTATCCCCCTCGTATTCTTTTCGGTCTCCGAAATCATAAACCATTGCCATGAACTCATGCTTGGCTCGGCGAGGTAACGCACGATAAATCTTTAGAATGTCCTCCTCGTCCTCATTTTCGGGTACAGCTTTCTCACAGCAGAGGTCTTCTTCATCGGCAAAAAAGTCCATTACAGAGCATTGCAGAATTTTGGCGAGAGCAAGCAACTCCTCTTGGTTTGGTATAGAACCTCGTTTATTGATGGCAGTCGTGTAGGAAGACTGTCCATTTTTTATTTGTTTGATAACAGCGGTTAGGTTCGTGCCGCGCTCGGCACAGATACGGTTGATGTTCTCAGCAAAAGTCATAGAGTTCCCTCCTCAGAAAATAATTCGGATATTTTGAATTTACCTCTTGACAATTCAGATAATAAGAATTATACTAAGAACAAGAAGTTTGGAATATCCGAATTGGCAATAAGAAACCGACCTCTCGAAAACGGCAATTTTCGGGAAGTTGAAGCGGATTAGTCCTATAACAATAATAACAATAATTCGCCTTTTTGTCAATGGCAATTTCGATTTCAAGAACCACGAAAGGAGGAAATCTCGATGAGTCAGATTCAGAAGCGAATGGAAGCACTTGGCGTAAAGCAGGTGGACATGATTCTTGAACTGCGTAAGCGAGGTATCACAGTTCAGCCGCCCGAAATGTCGAGTATTATTCGCGGGGTCTATACCTATCCAAAGGCGAAGCGAGTCCTCGATGAATGTGACAAAATCCTCACTGAACTTGAAGCTCACTGAGTCACAGGTGAGCGACCTCGCAAGACCATTGATGGGGATTTTGGAACGGTTCTACCAAGACCCTAAGAACGAGGAGGACTATCAAAAATGGCTACTGAGTGTAGAAGAACTAAAAAGCGAGTCAACAGAAACCGACTCGTAAGATTACTTATCGTCCTTGTAGTAATTGCGGCTATCGCGTTCGGAATAGGCAGAGTGACCGCTCCTGCAAAGACAAAAACCGTTACCGTCACAGAGACCGTAGAAGTCCCTGCATATAGCGCAAACAAGCTCCCCGAAACATCGGACATCTTCTATTTTGATGTTCCTCTCTCACATAGCTTGCAGAGGTTCATCTATGAAGTGTGTGCCGATGAAAATGTCCCTGTAACACTCATCTATGCAATGATTGAGCATGAAAGTCGGTTCAACCCCGAAATTATCAGTAAAACGGACGATTATGGACTCATGCAAATCAACGCGGTCAACCACACATGGCTCAACGAGGAGTATCGGTGTGCGGATATGCTCGACCCTTATCAGAATGTGTTCTGCGGCGTGAAAATCATCGGGTCGTATGTCAGCCGTTATGACGGAGACCTCACGAAAGCTCTTATGGCTTACAACATGGGTGACTACGGTGCGCGAAAAGCATGGGAGAACGGAGTTGATAAAATCTCCTACTCCACTACCATTCTTGGACTCATGGAGAATTACGAGGAGGTGTTCCGCAATGCCAAGGGTGATTGAACTTAAAGGCGGCAAGATTGAGACGCTTTTCTCAGAGCGGGATTTCGCTTATCTGATTGAGGAACACATGGGTTACGAAGCGGCTGACTATTTCCGTTCTCTCATGGAGGAACTTGAACAGTACCGAGAGGAGGGCGAGGAATATGACGAATAAAAAGCTCGGAAACGATTTTGAATCGAAGTTCTGCGACCTGCTGTTCCAACATGGCTATTGGGTACACAATCTCGCACAGAACGCGGCAGGTCAACCCGCAGATGTTATCGCAGTAAAAAACGGGACACCGTTTCTCATTGACTGCAAAGTATGTTCCGGCAAAGTGTTCCGTCTGTCCCGCATTGAGGACAATCAGCGAATGTCGATGAAGCTATGGGACGATAGTGGAAACGGTACTGGTTGGTTTGCAGTAAAGTTCGGCAAGAACATTTACATGGTAGAGCTTTGGCAGTTTGACCTTGCCGATAAAGCAAATCTCTCCGAAGAATGGTTCACCGAATATGCTGAAACCCTTGAGGAATGGTTAAGGCGGGGTGTTGCAACATGAATGTGACTGTATCAAATGTCCTCACCATTGAAAACCCTACGCAGGACGCATTGATGTGGTGCAAGCGTAACCTCACGATTACCAATCCCGAATATGCCAAGAAAGCCCGTATGCACTTTTGGCTCGGAAATACACCCGCAACGCTGACCTTGTACGAGACGCGCGGCAACACCTTGGTTCTTCCTTTTGGGACGCTCCGAAACTTGCCGGACTGTATCGCCAAAGAAAGCACCTTTCAGAGTGCGTTTTCTGCCCCTGTAAGCGTGTCTTATGGCGGGGTGGATATTCCACTCTACGATTACCAAAAGACCGCTGTGGACGCTCTGTATTCCGCGAAATATGGTATCTTGCAGAGCGCGGCAGGTAGCGGGAAAACGCAGATGGGGATTGCCCTTGTAAAGAGGTTCGGAAAGCGCGCTCTGTGGCTCACCCACACACTCGACCTGCTCCGGCAAAGTAAGGCTCGTGCAGAACTGTATATGGACTCAGACCTCATCGGAACTATCACCGAGGGTAAGGTCAATATCGGCAAGGGTATCACATTTGCCACTATCCAAACGATGTGCAAGCTCGACCTCGCACAGTACAAAGATTTCTTTGATGTGATTATCGTGGACGAGTGCCACCGCGTAGCGGGAACACCTACCGCTATGACGCAGTTCTACAAGGTTCTGAACAGCTTGTCGGCACGACATAAAATCGGTCTCTCCGCTACGGTACACCGCTCGGACGGAATGATTGAAGCTACTTATGCCCTACTCGGTCATGTGGTTTACACCGTTCCCGATGAAGCCGTGGGAGACAAGATTATGAAAGTAGGTATCACCCCTGTTGGGACAGGCGTGGAAATCAGCCGTGAATGTCTAAACTCAGACGGTACGCTGAACTACACCAAGCTCATTACCTACCTTTGTAACGATAATTACCGCATAGCGTTCATAGCGTCATGGGTTGTATCGGAAGCAGACCGTTCCTGTCTTATTCTGTCTGACAGACTGGAACACCTTGAACGGCTTATGAACGCTCTCCCTCGAAGCATGAGGGAAAATGCCGTAATGGTGAGCGGCAATATGACAACAAAAAAAGGAAAGGCTGAACGAGAAAAAGCGATTGAGAATATGCGAAGCGGTAAAAAGAAGTACCTGTTCGCTACTTACTCCCTCGCAAAAGAGGGGTTGGATATTCCTCGGTTAGAGCGGTTGTTCTTGGCAACACCCAAGAACGATTATGCGGTTATCACACAGAGTATCGGCAGAATTGCTCGTACCTTTGATGGTAAAGAGGACGCTATCGCCTATGACTTTGTGGACAATATTCCCTATCTCGTGAAGTCCTATAAAAAGCGGTGTACGACCTACCGAAAGAACGGGTGCTACTTCCGCTATACGGAGGGAGAGTGAGAAATGAGACTGATTGTATACGATGTTGAGGTTTTCGCCTTTGACTGGATTGTAGTGTTCAAAGATGTGGAAACGGGGACGCATACGGTCATTCACAACGACAGCGAAGCTCTCAGAGAGTGCCTGTATGACGATGGTATCTATGTTGGGTTTAACTCCAAACACTACGACCAATTCATTATCAAAGCCGCCGCAAACGATTTTTCCCCGCAGGAAATCAAGCAACTCAACGATTTCCTCATCGGCGGTGGTCGCGGTTGGGAATATGCGCCGCTCAAGGCATTTTACTTCCGCTTCAACAATGTGGACATTCGAGATGATGTTCAGTTGGGTCTATCCCTCAAGGCTATCGAGGGTCACATGGGAATGGATATTCAAGAAACGGAGGTGTCGTTCGACCTCGACAGACCGCTTACAGAGGAGGAATTGCAACAGACCATTCACTACTGTAAGCACGATGTTGACGCTACCCACGAGCTGATGAAGCTCAGAGCGGACTACCTAAAGACCAAAAAGAATCTCGGTAAACGAGCGGGAATTGATGAGGTTAAGTCCCTCGCCGCTACCAATGCCAAGCTAACTGCAATGATGTTACGGGCAGAGCGTAAGGAATGGGACGATGGGCGAGAGTATGTCTATCCGGCAAACCTCGATACCGCCGTTATCCCCAAGCCGATACTGGACTTTTTCGAGACCATTCACGATAAGTCCATTCCCGATGAGGTTCTGTTCAAGACCTCATTTGAGATTGAGATTGGCGGTATGCCCTGTAAATACGCTTGGGGTGGTGTCCACGGCAGTCTGACAGGCTATTACGAGGAAGCAACAGAGGATAGAGTCATTCAGAACAGAGATGTATCAAGCCTGTACCCCTCTCTGATTGAGATTTACAACTACCTGTCCCGTAATGTCCCCGACCCCGAACTATTCTACGCTATCAAGCGTGACCGCATACAGGCGAAGCACAATGGTGATAAGCAGACAGCAAAGGACTTGAAACTACCGCTCAATACCGTGTCCGGCGCACAGGAAAACCGCTACAACGACCTGTATGACCCGCTCCCGACCCGCTCTTTGCGAATATCGGGACAGTTGTTCCTCACCGTTCTTACCATGCGTCTGCTGAACGCCTGTAAGACGATAAAGCTCTTGAACCTTAATACCGATGGTCTGATGTACTCCATCGGCAAATCGGAACTGGCTCTCGTGGACGAAATCGCCCACGCTTGGGAAGCAGAAACGAAGTTTGAGCTTGAGGTCGATGATGTTCAGCGGGTTTGGATTAAAGATGTGAACAACCTCTTGATGATTAAAACCGATGGTGAGGTCAAGACGGTTGGCGGCTATCTGAACTATGGTGTGTCCGTCAAGGGCGCGTGGGCTATCAATAACAATATGGTTATCGTGAAAAAGGCTCTGATTGAGTATTTCGTCCACGGTACACCCGTTGAGGAAACAATCAACGGCAGTACAGATATTTTCGATTTCCAGTTGATAGCCAAGGCGGGCGCAAAGTACCGCGAAGCCTATCACATTGTCGATGGTGAGCAAGTCCCGGTGCAGAAAGTAAACCGTGTATATGCTACGGCAGACGAACGGTACGGGAAATTGTTCAAGGTCAAAGCTGAGACGGACGCTACTGCGAAAATCGAAATGCTCCCCGACCGCTGTATCATCGACAACGACAATCATCTAACCATAGACGATGTAGACAGAACATTCTATATCGAAATGGCAAAAAAGCGAATCAATGATTTCTTGGGTATCAAACCCGAAAAGAAAAAAGGAGGAAAACGCAAAATGGCTACTACTGCAAAGAAAGAGACCGTCACGCTGAATGTTTATCAGAAATTGCTCAAGGCAAGGGAGATGTTCCTGCAAGCCGATGTGCAAAAAACGGGTAAGAATATGCACCTGTCGTTCAAGTATTTCGAGCTTGACGATATTGTGCCTACAGCCACCCGCATTTTCAGTGAGGTAGGTCTTATCCCTATCGTGACCTTTACCTCTGATGTAGCAACGATGAAGATTGTCAACATCGACAATCCCGATGAGGAGTATATCCCGTTCGTTGCCCCGTTCAATCAGATTGCTCCCATTATCAGCAACGCCGGAAAACAGGCTACTAACGAAATGCAAGCCCTTGGTTCTTCCATCACCTATATGCGCCGTTACCTGTATATGATTGCGCTCGACATTTGTGAGAGCGACAGCATTGACGGTGAGCTTGGCAGACCTGCTCCCGCACCCGCTCCGAAAGCTCCTCCTGCTACTCCCGAACAGCGACAGGAAGTGAAGCAGGAACTCACCGCCCCGCAGGACAACGCAACCCCGTTGCAGATTAAGGGTCTCAAGGCAGTGCTGAAAAAGCTCAAGGACGCTGACCCGACCAAGGAAGAAATGATTGCTCAGATTGCAGTTCAGACGGAGGGCTTTACCTCTATCAGTAAGTCTGACTGTGAAACACTCATTCAGAAAATCACCGCTATGCTTGAGGGAGGTAACGAGTAATGGAATGGCTTGAAAGCAAACAAATTAAAATCAACCCGCCAAAGCGCACCAAGAAAGTCACGGGTACTCGTTTTGCCACAATTCTCGGTCTGAACCCGTGGTCTACTCCGTTCGAGATGTGGCTTGCAATCACCAATACCTATGAGACCCCGTTTGAGGACACTATCTACACCAAGGCAGGTAAGACAATCGAACCGAAACAGGCTGAGTATATGAAGAAGTCCTACGGCATGGACATCATCACTCCGACTGACCGATACGGTGAGGATTATTTCAAATCCACTTGGGGCGATTTCTTCCCCAACAGTAAGCATTTCGGCGGTATGTGGGACTTCCTCGGCGTGGACGAGGACGGTACGGTTGATACGGTTCTCGAAATGAAAACCACCAAGCGTATCGAGGACTGGCAGAATGACGCTCCCGAATATTACGCTCTGCAAGCCGCCCTCTACGCTTACCTGCTCGGTGTGG